GAGCAAATACTTTAGACGCTGTACTTTGTGTGGGGGCAGGTGCGGGAGCGAGTGTTTCTTTTAATGAAGACTCAACCGTATCTATAATTCCGTTCTGCCATTCAGTTCTCTCACTCTCGGGTGTAGCCTGTGCGTTATGAAACAACTCAGACAACATCTGCTCATTCCCCATAATAGGCGTCTCTGTGCCGTCTTCTTGGGTGAAGGTAGTATTGACACGTTCGGCTTGAGGAAGTTCCTCTAATGCGGCTGTGGTAGCTTGAGCATTCTCAAGAGCAACATGAGTATTTGCTTTCTTGTTAAGTGCATCAAGCTCGGCTTGAGCATCGTCATATGAAATATCCTCTCCGCCCACCAAAATAGTAGATAAAGACTCTCCCTCAGCGGCAAGAGATTTTGCTAGCTCAATAGATTTTTCAAGAATAGTTTTTCTTTCCTTCTCTTTAGGGTTTAACTGAACAAGATTACCTGTCATCTCAGGCGCCGCAGGTGTTGATGCCGAAGCCGCAGCTTCAGCAGCTCTAGCTTCTTCAGCTGTAGGTAGTTTGTCTAGCTTGGAATCTATCTCTGCAATGCGAGCCTTTTGTTTTTGGACAAGAGCCTCGTCTTTCCCTTCAATGCTTTCTTTAATGGCCCGCTTTTCTCTTACGAGATTCATGGCTTCTTTCTTAGACTCAGTGCTTAGCTCTGATGAGATAGAGCGGTATAGGCCAACTGCTTGGCGGTAGTCGCTCAATTGTTCTTTGGCCTCTTGCATGGTCATTTCGCCACTAGCTACGTTGGCTTTTAGTTTGGCGATGAAAGAGCTTTGTATATTGCTATCGTTAGCTGTAGCCTCGAATATCTCAAACTCCTCGTTACTCATCCCCTTAAATCCCTGCTTGCGATAAGCAGCAGAAGCGGCGGGGAGCGAGCCCATAATCATACCACCAATAGCTTCTTGAGCTCCTGATCGAAGCACGTCAACTGCATAGTCTGTGAACGTGTCGGGGGTTTGAAACATTTTTCTCCCCTTGGCCATATTGTAAATGTCTTTCACAGCATACTCAACCATTTGTTGTGTAGTACCTGTCTCTCCCTCAGCAAGAGCAGCGCCTCCAAGAGTTAAAAGACCTCGGGCCGCCATGCTCTCAATGTCATTCTTTACGAACTCAGAAAAAGTTTTAGCCGTTGTCGTAGCCCCTGACTTTCCTATTGCTCTGAAGATAAGATTGTTTACTAGCCCTTTATTAGAAATTAAGTTTCTAAAACCAACCTCTTCAAGAGCCGCGCTTGTAATAGCTATAGGTGCTGCAATTAGAAACTTCTCTGACTCAGGAACCTCATCAAACTCAGGGTTGTTGTTCATCTCCTCGTAAACAGCATCAGATGTTTGTGCGTACATTGACGCCGTTCTTGCAGCCCAACCACCGGGCATAGCAAATGATGGGGCTGACTTGGCTAGTCCCAACCAAGCCTCTCCCCAAAACCCTTCTTCAGCAAACTTCTTCCACTCTTCTGATGTGTTGGCATCTGAAATTCTTTTTTGAATAAAATCTCTGACAAACGGAACAGTCTCTCTCTTTGAGTCTTTTGTTATATCGTCTTCGATTTTTGTACGAATCTGAGACCTTTGACCTTCGGTTAATGAGTTGTACCAATCCTTATATGTCTGACCTTTTTGAGGTAGCGGTATAAGTTGAGCGTTAACATTGCTTGACTCCGCAACATTAGTGTCGCCGCCCATTAACATCCTAACTGCATTTCCCTCAAGTAGCGCATCAATTATTATATTTCCATTCGTATCTTTCTTTCCAAGTAATGCATATTTGTTCAATCTAACCGCGGCGTCAACCGCCATGCCTCCCTGCTCAGAGTCTAACGCAGGGTCGCCTGTTGCGATCTTGTCAGATACCGACTTATTAATTGCTGTTTGACGCTGTTGAGTAGCATCCCCTGTGTAGTCAACAGAGACCAAGTCCATAAATAAGTTGGTAGCCCCTGCTCCTATACTAGCCAATCCTTCACCTATTGCGGTAGCAGTCGCTCCTCCCCACGTCCCTTGCTCTTGCTTCATGGCCGCATACTTACCCACTGCTTTATCAATGGATATTTTGCTTGCACCAAGCTGAATGTTTTTGTTTATGATGTCTTGACGTCTTGTTCCAATATCTAAAAGCGCAGCATCGAGTTTGCTCTTTCTATCAAGATACTCAGGGGTAGAGCGTAGATTGGCAGGCACCTCATTAAGCGCAGCCATCTCCGACTCAATGTTTTGAAAGTCTCTGTTGAACGACACAACGTCCTTATTGAGAGCTTCGTATTCATTATTAATGTTAGACACGGCTGTCTCTACTTCTTTCTCGGTATTGTACTTAGCTCGTGTGCCGGCGTACTGAGTGGCGTAGTTCTCAATGTTTGGTATCTTCACCGCATTAGATGCAATAAAGTCTTTTAGCTTGCGAGTCTCTTCCTCGTCACCTCCTTTAGTGAAATTGTTTAACGATATCTCCTGCTTGGTTTTTCCGTCCGGGGCGGTAACAATCATGTAATCACCGGTAGCTCCTGACTCCTCAAACTTAAAACCGAGTGGTCCAAACATGTAGTTCATCTTAGGAACTACAGCTTCTTCAACACCTGTACTTGCTATTGTTTGAGATAATGCTCCTGACGCTACGCCAACCGGACCGAAGGCTAATAGTGGTGCGGCCGCATATGCATTAGTGCCTTCATACTCGCCCAACCCAATAAGCGCGGGATTAATATTGTCAAGCTGCTCCTTTACGAATGAAGGAAGGTTTTCTTCCTTTTGGATTTCTTTGTAGACGTCGCCTACAATCCGATTACGGAGTATTGGATTTTTCTGAGCTGCCTCTTCGTATTGTTGAGAAGCCAATAAAGAACCTTCGCGTTGTTGTCTCGCAGTAGATTCCACAAGCTCTTGCTGAGAAGCCAAGTCCAACCTTGATGCTTCTTTTTTTTTTGCTCGCTCTTGAACCATGTCAGCCTCATGCGCCTGCATGTTCTGCTCATAGTTTGGCATATACGCCTCAGTACCCGCCATCACATCACGCAATGGTGAGCGATCGGAATTACTACGCACAGCTTTGTAGTCAAACTTAGGACCACCATCTTCAGTCTGTGCTTGCACTTCAGGCTGAGTTTGTTGAGGTTGAGCTGAACCCGAAACACCTATTAAAGTTTTGTAAGACTCAATGTCTTCTGAGTATCCCGCTTGGGTAAACAACCTATACGAATCCTCAAGCGCTTGTGGATTTGCAGCTATAAGGCCACGAAATTCATCAAACGATCCTGTGTATCCCCCGCCAATGAATAATTTATACGCGTCTTGTAATGCTTGTTCGTTCATTTATTTGGTTTTGTTGAGTAAATGCTAGTGTCTATGCCACCGTCTTGTCTTACGCTTACTACAATTTTTTCCTCACCTTCATGTTTTGTTTTCTTTCCGGTTCCATACTTATCCATCAGGTCTTGGCTTAATTTGCCACCGAACATCTCGTTACCCACAGCCATCCATGAAGGCCCATTAAGCTCCCCTCCATCCTCACCTCTTGTGTCGTAGAAGTAGTAAGGAACAACAAGGTCTTCTGCGCCATCTTTTCCGGCATAAACAAACTCAACACCTCCGCCATTTTTTGTGAATCTAACTTGTTTGATAGCTTCGTCTGTTCCTGCAAAGTATTTTGCCGCTGCCGCTTTTTCTGAAAGCGATCCTGTACGAAGTTTATTCCACTGCTGTAGTCCTGTTACTAAGTTCTTTTCTTCTTTCCAAAACCTCTGCTGTTCTACCGATGGATGGTACTTAGCCGGGTTGTTGTAGGTGTCAATAGCTTCTTTGTAGTCAAGCATTACGTCCATCTTCTGCTTAAGGTATCCTTTAGCCAAAGCTCTTTGCTCCTCAGTAAATTTAGGGATTAGAGTCCCATCTATATTCTCAAGATATATGACATTACCATCGGCTCCTCCGGCAGCCTTTGGATCAAATGTAAATGTGAAAGGAATCAACGTGCCATCAGCCTTGGTGATGCCATGAAGATTATCCGTAAGTATCGAACTAACATTTGTCGGGTTTGAAAGAGCGATATCAAGCATACTGCTTTGAGCTTTTTCCCAATTCTCTTTAGCTGTAACATCCTCTGTAACCTTTAATATTCCTGCTTTAGACTCTGTAGCTAATCTAGCTATCTCTGCTCTCTTGTCTTCACCAAGTAAATCAACCTGCCCCTTCAAGAAAGCATCGCTATCAAACTTATCGTAGCGAGCTTTAATTCTATTGCGAAGTTCGTTGACAGTGGTGTAGTCATTAGGGTCGTTAGACATGAACTCCACCCCATCTTTTACTTTATTCTTAGCTACGCTAACTGCAAAGTTTGTTGGGTTGATGTACAGCTTTGATTGTTTAAAATTAGCAAACCCTTCAGTCTGAGCCATAAGCCAAGACTCTAGGTACTGAGATGCGTTGGCCGGGTCCATGCCCTTTGCTCTCTCCATCTTCTCTTTGTACTCAGCATTATACTCATCTATCAAACCGAAGGCTGTTGTTGTTCCATCGGTCAAGTTCTGACGCATCATAGTATAGTCGCGTAGCTTTAGCTTACCGCTCTTCAAAAGTCTATCCTGAAGTAGTCGAGCCTCTTGAGCTTGCGCAGCAAAGTCCAACCCCCATTGATTTAATGTGGTGTTGTCTCCTTGCGGTGACTTCTCGAGCGTTATGCCATACTGCCTGCTCGCCTCGTCAATGGCAGCCTTCTTCTCCTCGCGTATTCTGTTCTCTTCTTGAAGCGTCTCGGTAAGATTCTTACCTATCTCAGCCCAATTGACCTGACTCCCCGCGTTCCGCTCTGCGTATTTATAGTATGTTGACATGTCTTCGGTTTTTATTTAAGGCCAAAAATATCTTGGTTTTTCAACTGCCTTAATGTCCTTGGGTCTAATTCCATCATAAACTTATTAAACTCTTCAGGCTTCATTTTACCGACACCTGAAAAATCTACCCCATTAAAGGTGCCTATCTTGGCCAACTCTTGTTGATAGCTACCCATTTCGCTAGCAGGAACCCCTGCCCAATCTAACACCGCTTTTCCTAATGGGGATTGTTGGTTTTCAGAAGCTGCTTTTGCTTGATCGTATTGCGTGTTTAACGCCTCATTTTGTCTTAATGCATTTTTATCAAACAACGGAGCCATTGAAGCGGCTTGTCCGGCAAGACTTGTAACTCCTTGCATGCCTTGTTGCAGCGCTTGAGCACTAAGCTCTTGAGCATTTGCAGCGGCAAGCTGAGCTCCCTCAACCTGACCAAGGTCTAATTGAATACCAATGTCACGAAGGCGTGAGTCTTCTTGAGCAGTAGCCGCTTGAAGATTGTAGATATCTTGACCCATCTCTGCGCGGATTTTATTCTGAGCCTCATTCTGTTGAGCCTGAACAAGTCCTGCCAATGCGGTGGCGCCTCGGTTCTCACCCTCACGTCCCGCCTCTAATGCTTGAGCACCTGCAACCAAGTTGGCCTGCACTTGCTGAGCGTAGCCCTCTTTAGGGATTGATAGAGCTTCGTAGAAATTTACGTTCAGTTTATTGCGCGCCTCAGTCATGGCTTTGTCAGCCTCAGCCTGAGCCTTGAGCATAGCATCTCTTTGTCTTTTCGCTTGAGTAAATGACCCTGCGGTTGTTGCTGCTGTTGCAGCTAATCCTGCTGCTGCTGCTATCGTGGTAAATGCGGGCATGGTTATAATCTTTTAATCATTTCTTTTATATTGTCGTCACCGTCGATGTACCCCACCTGTTCATAGATAGAAGAGAGTGACTTGTTCTTTATCACCGTATAAGCGAAAGTGGCTCCGTTGTCTTTAGCGATATCCGTTAGAGTTTTTACAAGGAGCACAATAGCCTCACGTCTGTGGGGTTTCTTTCTGTAGCTTTTACTTGATATCACCCATTCAACCCAAGCCATCCTAGAGTTTGTCATATACAAAAAGCCCGCGCATACAGGCTCTTCTTCATCGTATACAATGACACCACCTAATCCATCTTGAGGTAGCATATCTTTCATAGGTGCTACCCACCCCCAATCTTCCCACCATTTAACAAGGGTGTTGTCATAGTCTGACTCATTGAGAGGGCGTATGGTAAACATCCCTACAAAGATATGAAATTAAGGGAAACTTTTCATCACTTCTGATTCAGCTGCAAAAAGCTCAACCTTGTTCTGATTTGTGTTGGTAAGTTCAAACACGCAATAGTGACCAAGCAAGCCATGTGACTCCGCCTCAGTGTTTTTTATGTACAAGAAATATGCGTCCAATATTGGCGGAGTTCCTCCTCCGGTGACGGTCGTATCAACCACGATATCATTAAGACCTAAAGGGTAGTTCTGATTGATAGCCACTATCTGTCCGCAGTACACAGGCGCATCGTATGGAGGGAGTGAGTAGTACAAGTAATCACCAACACTTACGATACTTCCAATGGCGATGAGTGGATTGATGGAGAAAGATATCTCAGTTGCAGCGACAGGGCCTGACACGTCGTAGCTTCTACCTATTCCGTTAAGGGATCGTAGGGCATACTCACTTACATCTGCAGGTGTAGCGCCTAGATTTCTTACAAAGGCGTAGTATGACTGCTCCTTTTTCTCGAACCAACTGTAATCAATAAACCCTGATGTTTGGATATCAGTATACATATCAGCCTGCCAAGCGTCATCGCCCTCAATATTCATAGTCTTGAAGAGCTTGTTCTCGAGTGGCAGGTCATTAAACACAGACTTTACTTTAGACGTGTAAGTCTCTCCGTAAAACGTATTTCTAATTGGGTTGACGTTGTGTCTATACAAGTTGCCACTCTTAAAAGTGTAGAAATAGTTGTTCATCCCAATCATCCAATCAGGCTCATAAGAGTAGAACGAAACCCATCCGTCTACTTGATCGCTATATGTTAGTGTGTATATCGACATAATTATTCACATTGACAGCTATGAAATACAGGCTCTACCTTGCCTGATATAGAACCCACCCGAGCGCAAATATACGCGAAACTATGCACAGGTATTGTGATAGACTGAGGCGCGCCCGCGCAGTCAGCATAACTTGCAAGCTGAGGAGTAGATTGATAGTTGTACACTTTGTAGTACGCGCATACATCACTGCAAGTCTCAGTGTATTGCGCAGTAACCACAGCTACAGGAGTTCCTTCTGTTGTAGATATAACTTGGAACTTGCATCCTGTGTATGAAGGGCCTGCTAATGATACTAGGTTTCCAAGTGTTAAAAGGAATGGACTAAGTACGGTAAATGTTCCTAACGCGGGATTACCGCATTGCAAGACGTCATAGTTGTAAGTAGCATCGCAGTCGCCAAACTCAACAATAATTCCATTCTCTATTCTAAACCACTTGTATGGGGATGGGCAGAATGCAGACAGATAGTAATTGTCGACGGCGGGTATAGAGCATGCAGCATCTTGATACACAAAGTCATAAAGACCGAATGTGGTTCCGTCCCCATTAACAGGTATCACATAATAGGTAGAGTAGTCGGCGGGGTATCCACATATCAAATCACCGGGGCCGCCTTCGCCACTAGCGGTGATCGGATAAACGGTAACATCGCCCGGACACAAGATTGATATGTCAAAAGAATCTTTAGGGCATGTGGTTATTACCCTTACCAACAGATTGGTTGGGCTAGCGTTTGGCTTCGGGATAATCATGGTGCATGTTCCCGGTGCTGCCCAAGTTAGCTGAAGCTGAGATGCGGTGACATTAATAACATCTGTTGTTCCTAAATTGTGGAATGATGTGTCAGCGGTTCTATACTCAAACTCAGGTAGCGTGTGGGTTCCAACAATACCGCAGTCTTCTGTGTCGAGGCCAATAAATGTAGGGAACCCCGCAACTCCGGTTAGCGGGCCGAAAAACGGAGACACCACCGTGTTGTAATAAGTGCTATCATAAACAGCCTCGATGCCATTAGGAAAATCCAATGGGTCGAAAATGATTTGAACAGGCCCTGTTGCCGACCCTAAGTCTACACTGAAATAGTACACGCCTTCATTAACAGGCCCTGAGAAAGAACATCCGCACGCCGCTCCGCAAAACGGGCATTCTCGCGCGGGTAAAAGTATACATCCAACCTGTTGACGAACAACGGGCCCGTCGGCGTAATATCCGTCAGGCGCACATATGGTCATCTCAGGGTTTGAGTAGATTGCTGTAGCTGCACTAAGTGTAGGGGCGTTTATATAGTATGGCATAGTTGTTTAATTAAAGTCCGCATCCGCATTCTTGAAGTAATTCTAAACTTCCTTCTCCGCTCACAATGGTAGGGTTGTACCAACTGCGTGCACAAAATGTAGTATCAATCCCGCTAAGCACGGTCGCGGTAGAATAAACATTTGTTGTGCAGTTGTAGTATCCGATTACCATGTCTGAGAAAGCATAAGCTCTCCATGTTGAGCAAGGGTCTACACATGTAGAGCAGTCGCAACACACGTTGTCAATAGATCTGTCATCGTAACAAAGGTCAACCGGTGTTGAGTTTCTAAAATCCCAAACAAGATACAGGTAATCAGCAGCACCTCCTGCGCTAAAGTCTGCGTAATTGTACGAGCCACCGCCACCGATAATAGGAACAGCAAGGGATGTGGTCGCAAGTAAAGACGCTATACCTACCGGAGTATTAGGATAAAGGATGTTTGTTCGAGTGTACTTAAATGAGTCGTATGACGGGTCAAAGTTAAATGTGTCACCACTCATTTTGTTTGTGGCAATTCTTATTGTGCTTCCGTCTGTCGGGATGCCTGCCGTTCCTTGATTCCCAACCGTTACGTTGTATCTTGAGACAAGAGGGTTTGCAGTTCCGGTTGCAAAAGTAACAAGGCTTGACTGAACAGGGGACACATATGGAGAGTCTGTGTAGTTATACTCTGCGTGTATGGTTTGTCCTGATTCAAAATCATTTGTAAGAACAACCTCTATAACGGTAAGTCGTGTAGTTTGAGGGCAACTAACTGTAACCTCAACAATAGCTTGCGAGTCTATTAGCACCTCAATATCGGCTGAGTTAACAGCGTTAGTGTTCTTGTCAAACGTGATAGATCCTGATGCACTAACCCAACCGGTAGATGCTGTGCCCCCGTTGTAATCATAAGTAACCTTAATCTTACCTCCGGGTGCAATGCTGATAATGTTGTATGTAATAACAACGTCACCAACAGCAAAGCCTAAGTCCACGCAGTAACTACGCTTATCACCCTTCGATGCTTCCACGGTGAATGTCTGCGTAATCCCGCAGTTTAGACAAGTCTCGATAGACGGGATTGGTTCTTCATTTGACGACAATACATACTCGTTTGAGTATGGGTCGAAGCCACCTAGCTTTTGAGTTTGAGATGATTCGTTAAACAAATCTCTAAACCAAGTGCGCATACCCGAGTCAGATATTACCTTGAGCTGACCTTGATCTGTCTCCCCCCCTCTCAATTGAATAACAGCACCTCGCTTAGAGTCGGTGAAAAACCTGTCATACCCCCACTGAACATAACTCTCAGGGTTGTAGCTGATTCCGTATTTCTCAACTCTTGCTATCTGCGTTCCAAGAACCTCGGGGATAGACGTCAGTGTGCCGCCGCCTGATGAGTCAGAAAGCAAGTTCTTTCCCGCGAGGACATAAGATATCTTATCCTCTTGAATAACGAGCACATCGGTCTGTCTCGCGTCCAAGATTTGAATAGGACCAAACGAGTCTTCTAGTGGCTTGAAGTTAAGCAAGCCCATGTTGAACTCGTTCAACTTGTTGACGTTGCTCTCGTCGTTGTACACACCGCTGTAGGTCATGTCCGCAAATCGGTCGGCTTCTTTGTAGTCTTGAGCGGCAACGGTGGTCACGCGCTCACCTAGGTTAAACGATCGGCCAAGGATTGAATCCCTTACCTTATAACTCTCTACTCCGTTACCAAACGCAAAGCAGTTGAAGAACCCTGTATCTACAATAGCAGGTACACCAAGAGCAATATCTTGGTCTTGCGCGTTACCATAGTGATTTCCGTTAGGCGTAGAGAAAGACAGGTTGTTTTCAAAGAAAACATCAGGCAACGTGTCGGTAGGTTCAGTCTCGAATACGATGGTATTCTCCGCTCTGATTACCACGAAGTTTGCTTCAACACAAGACCTCTTCTTGTTATCTTTCCCTACACCTGTACATTTTTTTGTACCGGTGATGAGTAAAACCAATTCATTACTTGATGATATTCTACAGAACTGATAGTAGTTGGTACACAAGTCTGTAGGAACAGCAGAGTACGACGAGGCTAGTGTGGGGATGTACACATTGTTTACCGGACAGGCGTCAGGGTCTCCAACATCAGGCGTTCCGCTATTCAAGCTAAGCGCGATGCTGTCCCCATCCCACCAATCTTTCATGTTGGCATAGTTAGCTGAAGATATAAACTCCTTCTCAAGAGTGTATGTTCTTCTTTCGCAATTTCCGCCGCCGCCAAACATTCCTTTTCTTGTTTGCTTAACCGTCATTTTAATACGACTACCCGCAGGAACATCGTAATCAACATAGCCTGTCCCGGTGTAGATATTCATAGGGTATCTAAGAACAGGGTAGTCCGCAACCTGAGTTCTACCAACGCACGCTTCTCTTTTGTCGGGGGCAATAATAGATGTTGAGTCATTTATTGCAGAGAAGTTATTTGCGTTGATTTTCAAATACGTTCCGGCAGGAACAAATGAACTCGGTATAATTATAAAGTTTTCTTGCTTAGCTTCTTTCTCAAGCACAGTTGCATACGCGCAATCTTCTCTAGGTCCATTACTATCAGCTTTGACAATTAGTCGGTCACCCACGTTTACCTTGCGAGGATTCTCTCCTTCAATCAAAAAGTACGTGGCATTAGTCTCAGGGTCTTGGAAGTAGATGTTTGAGAAAATGGTATCATAATTCTCCTCGTCTGCTTTGATGACAAACTTATAATGAGTAGCCCAATAGGGAGCCACTTGAGATGTCGGAATAGTAACTCGAATAGAGTTCTTGTTTGGTGAGTAGTCACAAGGTACGGCGACCGTGTTGTTGGGACTAACAAGAGCTGTGCTTGACCTACCGTATTGATCCATATACACAATACCAATCTCGTATCCTCGATTACTATGAAGACTGCGTGAGTTTGCTATCTGCTGAAAAGCCGCCTCGGTATTTGTTATCTCATAATACTCAACCGTTTGAATAGTAGTTGCAGGGTAAGCGTCTATGAATAGCATGGCAGGTAACTGCATGGTGAAGAAGTCATCGCCCGGCGCGCAGTAAATAGTGATGGGCTGATTAAGCCACCCCGTGATACCGCTCATGTATTTGAACAATGTGTTCAAGTTGTTAGGTATCGCGCAGTTAAATATGTCGGTCCAAGTACTTCCTTGGCACGACGTGTCGCCGGGCCCGGGAAGATAAATAGGTTTGATGTTAGTGGTGATACCTACTGCGTTTACAAACTCAGTGCTTGTCACCAATTCATACACCGAGGCATATGACTGATTGAGGTAGAACGAAAACGACAACTCTACATTCTGAGTAGTCTCAGAAGGGAATGGGGTGTCACCATCAAACGTAGAATGATTGATGGTTAGGTTGATACTCAATATGCCTCCTTCTGTTAAGTCCACGTCTGTCAGGTAAATCCTAACAGAACCATTGGCAATGCTATTTGGTAGCCCTCTAAAATCGTAGTATGCACTATCAGTTTCTGAAGTGAGCATAGTGTTGCCGATTTCCTCTGAGATAAGCTCTGTGTAGTAAGTGAATCGAGTCGGGTTCCCGTTGTCGTCAATTAAGTTGTAGCCCTCAACATAGTTACCATACATAAGCCTGTTCCCCATAACGGTTTGCGCCTTGGCAAAACGGGGTACGTTGTCGTACAGCCTAAGTATCTCAGACTGAGGAAGTATGGTGAATATCTTGCTGTTTGAAAACTGATAGGTACCGATAGATCCATCAGGTATACCAAGTGCAGCCTTGTCTAATTTCTCGATAACCTTAATGACATTGCTGTTAGCCTCCTTGAAAAGCAAGTCGATGCCGACTACTAGCGCACCACCGGTATTGTACTCAATGGTTGCTGCATTGAACATGTTGGTCATCCCCTCATTGAGGTACGAGTCTGTGTTGAAATCAAACGGCTTAGGCACGAAAGCAATATCAGACCACTGAGATGTAGCCGAGTACTCATTGTCGGCATAGCGATATCGGTATGCAAATGAGATGAACCTATCTACCATGAACTGCTCCTCACCGGGAATGAGATATGGAATCACGGTAGGGGCTCTGTATGGAGGCTCTTTGATAACCTGTATGGTTTCTGCAAGCATAGCAGGGTCTCCATTGTAATCGACGAACGATCCATCAGGCGGCGGGTAAGACCTAGTCACATTGATAACCCGTGGCGGGTTGTAGTCGTCGGTAAAGAACAGCAAGTTGTCTACCTTGTTGACTCCTGTAATTAAATATGTAGGGTTAAAGTTTAGCGTGGTGTTGATACCGAATGTGTTGTCAATGCTTATCACATGATAAGTCAATGTTGATGTGAGCACATTCACTGATACAATCAAGTCAATTTTCCCCGTGGGCCCTATAGGAAAGTTTGGGTCGTGTACAAACCAATAGATAGTCTCATTAGCCCCATCTTCATACGCGCCGATACAGCGAGCATTGCTGCTTAATGGAGTGCCATTATACATGAGGGTAGTAAGTGGCAAGTTACCCATGGTATTCTCAATAGCACCTACTTCTGATTTCTCTGTAGACCCCATACGAATATTGAGCGCATCAATGTACTCACCGGGCGGAACAACACGCTCATCATACGTCTTGTTCATCTTGCCCGCTACGAAGTTTCTTGTAAGGTTTGCCATATTATTTTATCCACTTGTCCATACCACGGAGATTCATTAGCAAACGACCGGGATGAATATTACTCATTCTGATTTTAGCGTTACGCAATAACGCAGTCTTTTCTTTTCTAGCTCTCGCTACAATATACTCCTGAACACCGAGCTTACTGCTCAGTATCTCAGACTGAATGTACGCGTAAACATATTTCTCAAACAACTTGTTTACTGTAATCAAAGAGTCGTCTCCGCCCTCCATCCCGTCGGATATGTATTCAAGAATACAGATTTCTCCCGCCATGTCAGAGGAGAAGTTTATTACTCCCGCTCTCTTATCTATGTTGAATGTGGGGTTGGCGTTTGCAGTTTCAGTTTCCAATCCGAACCTGCTACCAAATGAGTAGTTGAAATACCAATTGCCATTTATAAACCAACCTTCTTGCCCGTTAAATGGGCTACCGGGGTTTAGGTAAATACTCTTCTTAGTTCCTGCCAATCTCTCTGTGTCAATGTTTGAGTGCTCAGGCTTTAGGATGTTACCATCCTGATCGAACAAAATCTCGCAGTTATTGTCCTGTAAGTACGCGTTTGACGAGATGGTTTGAATATTCTCGGTAAGCGGTCTTAGCCACCCATCTTTGAATAGCGAGATGCGCACCCAATTGACGTAGTTAGAAGGAAGGATGAATCTTAACTCATCACAAACATTTAGCTCTAGCACTTTGATTTCTTTGAACGCGTCATAGTTCAGCTCTTGAATAGCTCGCTTAGCGTGGAACAAAACTTTATATCGCTCCTCGTTGTTTACAAGAGAGTGATTGCCTGAGTACATCAACATGAAGTTGTTGACAATATCAAACAGGCTTACATATTGGTACGACCCCCAATTAGCATCTTGAGGAGCATTACCATTATTGGTGTAGTATTGATAGTCTGAGATATATGCCATGGTCTATTATTGTTGTTGGCTAAATGTAGGTTGTTCTCGTTGTTCTTGAGCCATAGCAAATTCAACAACTTGATTTTCACGAATAGAAATTCCGCAGTACTGCAATATCTTCATGATGATTTTGAACTCATCTGCTGTTGGCAATTCAAAGTCTTGGTAATCAGGTTGCGATTGATCGAACGATGGCTCACCGCCAAGCAACGTAACGTATGTCCACTTAGGGTCTTTAGGATATCTAAAATACACAGCTCTTACCTGCCCCGGTTTATTTACCGTGGTCGGGTAAACCATATACGCAGTGTTTTGCAAGGTGTAAGCAGGGAATAATAAGGATGGCTGCGTAAGCATTGAGTTGTTCAGCATGGTAATTTTACCTGAGCTAACCCTCTCAATGTCTTTTACATTTGATGACGATATGACATAATAGCTAGTGCCGGGCGACGGAAAGATACTACCACTGATTTGAAGCGTAGTAGCGCTCACAACAGACACAACGGTAGCCGCTTGATTAGTGACAGCGTTTGAAACAACATCTCCTTCTTTAACACCTAGCGTAATAAAGTCGGCAGTCGCATCAACTAGATTGTTTAACAAAAACGAGGTGGTAGCTGAGTTAAAAATAACGTCAGGATATAGCAAGATGCGACTAACCATATACGCCTCATCTCCTGTTGTAGTAACGGATGGGGCAAGAAAGTTATTTGAAGATGACTTTACTAAAAGATTAGAAGATAAGAAGTGCTCCATTGTTTCAGCCAATGCCTGACCCAAGTCAGCATAGTCGGTGCCTGCTCTGCGTAGATTCTCCATGGCAACAACCTTGTTGTAGTTGCTGAAGTATTCTTCAAATATCTCTAGCTGTGCTTGCTTGGCATACAGATTAAAATCAGCAGGTGAAATGTAGCCGTAGTTATTTTTGTTGAGAACAGAGAGTACAGTGTTTCTGACTGAATTTATCATTGCCTTCTTTTCTACAAAGATAGTAAAAAAATAGGGGCTCGTAAGCCCCTAATCTTTTATGGTTTGTTACTCCTCAATGAGGGTGTCCAACATCTTCAGATGGTCGATCCCATCGTCACTTCTGAGGAAGTGGTCGGCCACTATGTATTGGTCTTCTCCAAAAGGAATGGAGCACATTTTCTTTTTGTTGGTAGGAGTATTGAAGTAGATATCCTTTCCGTTATTTTTAACGACAAGCAATCCTCTCTCAAAGAACAAGTGAATCTTATCTTGCTGAAGCAATTCAGGGTCGTTGATGATTGAAAGGAAGGTCTTTGGGTCTTGCTTAGCAAACACCAAGATGTCTCTCTTGAGCTCAGCTGTAGAGATAAGTGATGGGTCTTTGCCAAACATGACACGAGTGACCATCTCAACTTGATCAAGCGATAAGTTGCGTGCCTCAATAAGAGCGTCCACCTCAAGGTTCAAGTCTTCAACTTCTTCACGAGCATCCTTCTCTTTATCTACCTCAACGAATACAACTCCGTTGAATGGGTGGTAACTTAAGAACTCCTGAAGAACAGGGTTTTGCTTTGGAACACGAAGTAATCCATCTTCAAAAACAATAGGGTCCATGATAGCGTTGCCATCCTGTTGGTCCTCAAATGGTGATTTTTGATTTACCGCATATCGAAGTGCGCGGTTAACATTGTTGCTCTCATCATACCACATAAGCGGGAATCGCGGATGGTTGCGAGAAGGAAGTGTGTAAGACAGCGGCGAGCCGTTTACTAATCTATACACCTTATCAGTAGGTGTAGCGGGTTTTTTGATAGACATTTGATATGATTTAATTTATGAAACAAAGGTATAAAAAAGGAAGTGCCCGTATGGACACTCCCCTTTATTTTTACAACGATTATCCGTAACGGAATAATACGAAGTTGTTTGCGCCCAAGGTACATACGCAGCGCTCAGAAAGGAAGTTAACCTCCATTGCGTCAAGGTCGCTTGTTGCAGCACCTCCGGCAGAACCTGTGATCCACGTTTTGTAACGACGATCTTCAGCTTCTGTAGCGCGATAGCGAACGTGCAAGAATGGACGCTTAGCGTTTTTACCCATAATCTGATCGTACACTGAGGTAGAACCTGCAGGTACTAACATACCTGTAACGGTACCTGTTGCGGTTGCAGCGGTAGCGTTAAGACCTCCGCGCATGGTTGGGTCGTTCAAGTATTTCCAATCAGACTTGTAGAAGTCATATCCACGACGGAATCCGGTGAATCCTAAGTTCAACGCCATCTCAGTGTCGTTGTCGAAAAGACCGAATGAAGCAGCACCTGCAGCTAAAGAGCCGTTGAAACCGTTCAATGTGGCCAACATGTTGTCGATGTCGAAACTTAACTGACGGTTAGCGAAGATTACGTTTTCTTCGATAGCTCCTTGCTTGTCTAAGCGAGATACGATAGAATCCCAATCTGCCAATGAGGTTGGAGTACCACCTCCCCATACGTTACCGCGAGCGTTAACAACATAGAACACCCCTTGAGACCCCACATATCCTGCGGCTGCAGCACCGCCGCCGGCGCCTGTCACAGCAGGAACAGCTTCGATCATTGCAGTCTCCAAGTAGTCTTCAAAACGAAGACGAGTCTCGTGTTCTGATTTCAAATACCAAAGGTATCCGTTAGCACCGTTCTCGGTAGTAACTTCTACCCATCCGATTTGAGCCATGTCAGAGCCATTGACAGCGTACTTGTCTTTGATGATGATTGGGTTGTTAGAGAAGATGTCATCTTCACCTTCCAATGATCCAACCATTCCGGTGGTTCCTTTCTTGAACTCAGAACCGTAAATAAATACGGTGAAGTCAGCGTTTCCTACACCTGTACCTACAGCGGCCAAACCTGTTCCTTCGTAGAAAGCAACAGTAAAAGTGTAAGGACCACCGGTCGGAGTTGAAACAGCTGTTACGATAGCTTTGTTGTAAACACCGGTGGTGTTTCTTTGAAGCATAACAGTCTGACCTGTACGAATAGCGGAAGATGTTACTCCCGAATCGTTGATTTGGAAAGTAGCTGTAGGAGAGCCTGCAGCAGTAGCAGCAGAACATCCTACACTTGTGTATTTAATGTGAAGACGTCCTTGCTCTGCCCATTTGATTTGGTCAGAATTAGACGGCATCTCAGCACCTACCATTCGTAAGAATGATGATACGGTACGATTACCATAACGCTCAAATTCTTTCTCATAAGTATCAGGAAGATACTGAGTCAAGAAGTTGAATCCGTTAGATGGTATGTAATTGGTTTGCAAAGCAACCTGCTCGGCTGACGGTTGCAAATTGTAGCTCGGAGAGCTTAATAAAGCACTAGCCATTTTTTTACTTTTTTAGTTTTATAGTTTTTTTGCGCTGCTTATTTTTAATTTTCTTCCGGAGTCAGGATTAACAGCTTTAACCTGAAAACCTCCCGGAGTTGCTACTTGAGGAGCTGCACGTTCTGACATGTTGATGTTTTTTGTTCTTCTCATCACGTCGTCCGTTGCGCTCGCCACTCCTTGTTCGTAAAAGAACTTGGCAAACTTCTCCGGGTTCATTGCAACAGCTAATGCTCTGTGGTATCCAACGGCATCCTTAATCATCCCGTTCTCATCTAAGAATTTACCGATAAGGTTCATCGGACTTGATTGGGCTCTCTTAAGCTCGGAAGCATCTCCGGGTGTGAATTTAACAGTCTTGTCATCTATATTGAACTCAAAACCTTTGAACTCTCCATTAAACAACTCGTTAGTCTTGTTCTCAAACCATCGTGCTTTGCGCTCGTTTTCTTCCTGCAAAGTCTTAGCTTGCTTGGTGTATTGCTTATACGCTTCGTACTCCTCTTTCTCCTCATCAGGAACAGCTGATACGCTTGACTCAAGCGGCAACTTGTATTGCTCCTTTTGTTGATTGAAGAATTTCTTCGCTTCAGCAACAGCTTTTTTCTTAGCGATTTTTACTCGCTTCACGGTTGACTCATCATCGAGTTCTTCGTCATATTGGTATTCCTCCATCATAACGTCGATATCCTCCGGGTCAAGACCCTGTTGAGTCGCACTCATGTATTCTTTAAGAAGTTGATCGGGGTCCATCGTGTCAAAGTCTTTTCTCAATTTGAGGAAGTCTTCAAATCCACGGCCTGTCTCCTTCTTGTATTTCATATAAGCAGCTACGTCCTCGGGCATTTCCTCTGCCTGACTACGTTCAGCCATCAACTCTTCAAATGAGTTGATTTGCTTATTGTATCGTTTACCAATATATGAAAGAACGTCTTCTTCTTTTAGTTCAGTAGACTCCGGCTCTTCATCTTCTGCGGGAGGATTTTCTGCCGCTGCTGCTGCCTCTGCCGCTGCTTGCGCTGCTGCTTGCTCTGCCTCGTGGTTCGCTAACAACTCAGCTTCTCTTTCTGCCACACCTTTTGTTTCAGTGCCTTCTACTAATCTAACTTTAATGTTTTCCATTTGATTTAATTTTCACAAAGTTAAGCAAAATTCTAATACGATTTTATCGAGGCTCAAACTCCCCAAAATCGAATCCATCTAGGCTATCTTCGTTGGATTCAAAGTTTAATGACGGAAGGTTGTTCTTTCTCTGTTCAATCAATTTTGATTGCTGTGTATTTTGAATACTTATTCTCTTATCCTTCGCCTCTTCCTTCTTCATGTCTCTTTCGTTGAGGGCGCCTGATTGAATCTGCGCAAGCTGTTGGTTGTACTTAAACTCCTCAGCCATAAGCTGAGCTTTAAGCGCAGCCTCCTGCTTCATTCGCTCAATGTCAAATGCTACCTCAGCCTGCTTGATTTGCATCTTAGACTGAGACTCCATTTGGATTTTCTGCATAGCTACTTGACCTGCCAACTCTTGAGCTTTTAAGTTCTGTTGCGCAACCATAGCTTGTTTTTGCATCTCCATCTTCTCCTCTCGGTCTTGCTTCTTGTTTCGCTTCAGCTTAAGTAATTGGTTAGCGAGTTTGGTATTCCTAATCTCTCTAATGTCAATAGCATCTTCAATATCAATGTTTCCTTTAGCCAATGCTGTTTGTATGTTTGCTTCGAGTTGAGCTTTCTCTTCTTCATCAGGAGAAATCTCGATGAAGATTCCAAAGTCGTAGATGTAAAGGTCTTTGATTTCATTAAGGATGGACACATTATACTTCCCGATTTTATTAGCAAAGTCTTCCTTGAAGTCTGCATACTCTAAAATGTCAGAAATGCGATAGGTTAACCCCTCAGCTATCGAGCGATATATGTGAAGGCCGCCCTCAAGGATATGACGGGTAGCTGTGTTTGAGTTAAGCGCTGCTAACTTCTGTAAACCAACTAACGAGTCAGGGTCAGGTGTGCTACCATCCCGTGCCTCATTAAGGCCGGTTACAGAGCGAATCATATCAAGATAGTGATTGTAGTTAGCAATCAACATCTGAGTTTTAGAAAATCCTGAGTTTGATGTAAGCTGAGTAATAGGAACTCGCGCATTGTTAAACTCACCATCCTGCGTGTAGCTACGTCCAATTACGCTACCCGTTTGGAAATACAATCGAAGCGCGTCCTCGGGATTGTAAGCTGCGCCCGTGCCCAAGTCAACCTCATTAAGACCGTCAGCATCAATGAACACGCCATCAGGGACGGTGCGCGCAATAACTTGCTGTAGTTTTAAGTGAGTAATCTGAATAAGGTCAGCAAACGGAATCATTCGTCGAACAAGGGATTCAACAACACCCTTGTACATGCGTGGCGCGCAGGCCACATAGTTTGGAAGCGCGTGTTGCGATGCAGATTTAGGGCGAACCATGTTCTCTGCTAACTCCCATTTGAGCATGATATTGGTACCCATAACCATAACGCCATTGTACCAAACATCAATAGTCTTCTCAACTTTTTCAAAGCCGCCTTCTGCCATCATTTCAGCAGGAGGGTTAAACTCTTCTCCTTTCTCAATGTAACGAACCCCACCTCCTTCAAGATACTTTTTCTTGTACACCACCTTCTTGGTAGTCTTATAGTTAAAGTAAAGCAAAGTGCAGGTATCTCTATGAAACATGCTGTTCTCGTAGAACTGAGCTACATTGTAGTAGTCATACCAACTTTGACTATACTTAGAAATCTCTTCAAGGTTTTCGTTGGTAAGAGTCGGGTCAATCTTTAGTAACTCTGTGATCGGAAGAGTTTTAATCTCACCCCAATAAAAGCAGTCTCTAAAGTATGGGTCCTCGGTGTAGCTATACACCACGTTAGCCGGGTCAACATAAGATATCTGAATGCCTGCACCGGGAAGGAACTCGTGCTTTGCCACGCCAATACCCAACACAGTTTGGTCGTAGTCTATTCGCTTTCTAACATCCTCGTAGTGGTTTTCTGCAAGGATTGTATTGATAGCCTCTTCTTCAGCAATCTCAATAGCAGGCTTGTAGTTGAGCTGCATGTAAAGATTCATCTCATCATCGCTTTCAGGCAACTCATCGGGGTCCATCATAAATGGATCGGCACCTGTCTTCTGCTGAATGATTGTAAGGATGTCCTTGGCGGCCATCTGCCCCTCAAGCATATCTTGATACTTACTTCTATTAGCCTGAGACATTGCGTCTTGCGCATATGCCTTAACCTTAAACAAGCGATCGGACATTCCGTTGACAACAATGTCCACAAATTTTGGAATGATTGGAACAGGAGTCCAATCTAAATTCAAGTAGGACAAGTCGCCATCAATAGCAAGTTCGTTCTTGTATTTACCAACCGACTGCTCACCGCGAGCATACAAGCGAAGCCTGTGAAAGTCTCTCCACTGCCCGTAGTATCTGCATTTATTTCCATCCTTTCTAAACCACTCATACTGAATGGCTTGCCCTACCTGCAATCCATATTCAATCTTTGCCTTTTCAGAATCGGGCTTAAACTGATTTGGGAATGCCGTAGAGGATACTTTTATTACTACGTCTTTCATCTAATTATTTCGCTTGTAGTTCCTTTGTTGCTATATCTCGCAAAGTTAACACTTATTTTCCTTTCTTTTTTCTCAGGCACATACATATGTTTTTGATTAGCCATGATAGCCAACCCTGAGCTAATAGAGGCGTCAAACTTTGTCCGGTTATTTATATCGAACTTTGCCCAATCTTCTAGTGTTCTTGTGAATGGCATGTTGCCTACAACGTCAGGCTCTCTGTATGTACCCAAGGTATCGAAGCCTATGTATTTTTCTACATACGACTCGATTGCAGACGCGTGAGACTGCTTAATATCTTCAGAGGTATTAGGTATACCCCCAAGTTCTTTTTCTGTATTAGACAGCTTCGCATACACCTTGTCGGGCCTGTTCATGGCAAACCCTCTGTACCCTCTGTTTTTGAAATGATATAGTAATCGTGGCTTATTGTTTTCCGCGAGCACCGGCATTCCGTAAAACACACAAGCCATTAGCACGTCCTCGAAAAATATCTCTGCCGTTTGCGGTCGAGCGATATACTCTAGGAAAAACTCATTTACCGGCGCCTCGTCCATATGGAATTTAGTCATACCATGAAGAGAGCCGTTCGATCCACGCCCATCCACTACAGCTGAGATATCGTAAGGGTCACACCCGAACGAACCGATATGTTCATTGCCCGGGTATTTTATCCCATTGCGTACATGCACATTGTTCTGAAGGTTTTTGTTGGGCGTCCAACTCACGAAGAACCTACCATTTCTGTCGGGGCTAAATATGACTGACGTATCTTTAATCCCGTCCCTCCACATAAAGTTTCCACGGGTAATAACTCTATCTCTAATGAGCGTGTCGTTGTAGTCAATCTGCTGATAAATCTTAGTTAGATTAAACAATGCTTGCTTACTCTCATCGCGGAATGCGTGAGACTCAGTGCGTGGATACTGCCTGTAAAATTCATTAAGAGCGTCAGCATCATTCTTTAATCCTTCAACCTCAGCTTCCCAAAAGTCAATGGCGCCGTTGGTGATCCAACCACCGTCAATGCCTCTAACTTTTGTCTTGGGCTTTCTGAATACCGGCATTCCGTAAATATCAATGAACCCTTCCATGTTCCATTCCATTGGAATGAACAAGGCGTATAGCCCGCTCTTGGTTTGTCCGTTTGCATTTCGAGTAGAAATGCGAGAGTCTTCAAACATATCTTTGAAGTTCTGTCCCCCTTTAGCCAACGCATTAGAGGTAGACCCCATCATACACTTTCCTATAATCTTTCGACCTAGTCGTAAGCATGTCTTTGTTACGCGCCAATTCTCTTTAATATTGTTTGGCTTTACCCATTTACCACTCTCATCATGAACAAGTAGCTTTAGTTTTTCTCCATCGTATGAGTTGCTTTCTGTGTTCTTCCAATCTATTGTGGTATCAAGACCCTCCATCACTTCCTCAGAAGTTTCAAACATGTTCTTCTTCGTAATCTTTGAAGCAGGAACGCGATACGCCAATTCAGTTTTCGGCTTATCCATTCCATCCATAACAGGTTTGAAGAAAAAAGGAAGGTGGCTGTTAATAGGAACAACCTTGTTAATAAACATCTTCTTAGCATCGTCTCCGGTCTTTGACAATATACCTATTCGAGAATTTCTAACGAGCGTTCCTATGTTGATACACTCCGATGACGACATGAACGAGAATCCCGATCGGCGTATCTTAAGGTAGTTCATACCAAAGCATCTATCATCTGCTTTACATGCCTCCCAAAATATCCAAAAGATTCTATTTGCTTCACGAAAATCAGGATAGCCTACATCAATACTAGACCACTGCAGGTACATCCAATGAGACCCCGTGACGTAAGTAGGCTTGCCATTATTCATAAACCAAAAGCCTTCCTCGCGATAGTCAAATTGTTTCTCAATGTAGTCAACCCACCTGCTCTTAAACTCAGATGGAGTATCATTCCATTGGAATATGGTTTTGATTTTTGACAATGGTTGCGGCAACTCTTGCCTCTCCCAATACTGATCTTCTTTAGTCTCCCTTCTCTTGTAGCAATCGCTAGATAATTCAGGGAGAGCTATGTTTATCCCCTCTATGTTGTAGACTTCACCTATGGTGCCGTTCTTAGAAATGACAATCATGTCATAGTCCTCGTTGTACCCATACTCCCAAGCCTTCTTTGCGTTGTTTTTTGCTAATGTAGCTTTCGGTATGAATCCACTGAGTACCCTGTATAGATTATTTTGATCTTCTTTCAGCAAACCCTTGTTTTGTGTCGATTTTACTTGGTCCATTTTCTATAGATTCAAGAGATTCTTTCTCTGCCTCTATACGATTAAGTATCTCGAATGCATCAAAGATAGCTATTTTTTTAGTGGCTGCGGCATTCTTGAGCCGGTCAGCGGCTAACTCGAAAACCTCTCCCTCTTCTCCAATAATCTTCTGAACAATCTTTTCTTCAGCTACCTCAATGAGATGCTCTACGGCTTTATACCCGGCATCAATAATCTTGAGCTTTAATTTCTTTGGGTCCATCTTCATACGACTGCAGTAATTTGGTGATCGAATATCCTGTACATCTTCTCTCCATCTACATTAAACTCATACTCACTATCGGGAGCAAACATGACCGAGTCACCGGCCTTTACTCCTTGACTAAGCAAGTACTCATTGGGGTATGCCATGATGCCCATAAGTGGTTCTTCAGAGAAAGGCTTCTTAATGTAAGACTCAACGGCCGGCATTGGTTTTACAAAGCAATACCTATCGTATGCATGCCACTCTCCATCATGCTTGTACATGTAGAATTGCTCATTATCAATAAGGAAGATGTCTTCTTTGAAAAAACTCTTGCCACTTTTCCTGCGGCCCTTCATGTCGTTATAGAACTTGAACACATTGTGGTGAACAAGCAGTGTGTCGCCCGGGACTATAGGGCCTTTGTACCAAAGAGGAGTTTCTATAACTACAGCTTCACGATTTGAAAACTTATGTTCTTCTTCTGAGGTGTTGAATATAAATTCCACCCCTGCTATGTTCTTTGTGTTGCTGTATCTTTTTCCCTCTAATGGCCTTGTTATAAAATACAAGGGTGATTTCATTAGTAGTTGATATTAAATTCGATTGAAATAGGCACGGAAGAGTTGAACTCTTTCCATAAAAGAACTTCTTCTTTTGAGTTTATGATGTAGATTTTTATAGATCTCTTGGCGACATCATACTTGATAAGGTGAATCTCGTAAGTATCAGTAAGCACGCGCTGACCAACTACATAATGCATGGCATTTTTGTAGTCAGAGCCGATAGATATTTTACGAATATCACCTGAATGCATTAGCTAATCTTTTTAACACACACAGAAGATGATACCGCATCGGGACCATAGGCTAACACTCCCGCATACAAGTAAAGATTGACAGATGAAGACACCCATTTGATTTTAAAGTAATCACCAATGGTTGTGCATGTCACGGTAAAGGTTCGTGTTACCGTTCTAAGCCCGTTCAAAGATAGAAATCCATTTGATCCGACAACGTCAACTCCATTTTTAGAAATCCACGACCAAAAATTATTTGTACCTGAAGTAGAGTTTACAGCAAAGGAAACCTCTACTTCGTAAGTTCCAATCTGAGACATAGTTAACTGAGTAAGCGAAACTAATGAAACACCATTTTCAGCAATCGTTGAAGAAAACTCAACAGATTGCGGGGTATTTATAGCTGTAACGGACTGAGCAAACGGGTTGCTATAAGACCCATAAACACCCGAAGCACCCGAAGGTGTTGGAATTGGCTCCCATCCGGGGATATTACCGGGCCCGTTTGAGGTTAAAACATATCCTGACGTACCCTCATCCCCATCTAAATACAGAACTCCGTTTACATACAAGTCCCCTGTTGATGCCTCGTTAAATGATGCTGTACTAGATGATAATGCATTTGCAGAAAAGTTGTTAGCGCCTAGATCAACATTTCCTGTAGCACCTGTATATGGGACATACCCACTAAAATCAACAAGACCCAAGATGTCTGAGATAAGATAATTCTTGGTTGCGTTAGCGTTCTCAGCATCCGTCCCAATAAGTTTATCGGAAAGAGATACTGATGAGTCTGAAGGGTATGTACTTATCTTGGCCATTATGACAAGGTTAAAAGGTAAAGCGTTTGATTGATCAATACTAGCATCTCATCCATGATGTTCTGAAGCTCAGAAGAGTAATTAACTCTTTCACCATCAACAAGTTGTTGCATTTCTTTAAGATGAGAAACGGCATCTAAGTTCTTAGACTCCGGAATGACAATCTCAACTCGCTTGTTGCGACCAAAGAACACCTCTGTAAACTTGTCTGTAAGGTCTAGGATACCATCATAGTATCCATTGAGAGCCTTGTGCTCAGCATACGAAGTTGTCTGAAGGTGCGCAATGTGCATTGCATCACGCGATTGGAATAACATTCCGATGAACTTATTTGGCGCCATCTGTCTCTTGTTTATCTTTAGTAATCTCTCCTGTCTGAATATTGATGACAGAGTCAATACCGTATTTGCTTATTAGCTTCTTCTCGTTCTCAGCAGACACTTGACGAATTGCATCAATATCTTTGAGAACATTATGCTTTCGCAATTCTAAATCACCTAGGGTAGATTTAGCGTTGTTAAAGTCTCTAGTTAATTGTTGAAGTAACTCCAACTCTTCTTTCAGTAAAACCGTAGCTTCTGCCATTGTATTTTGATTTGATTATTTCTACAAATATAAGACAAAAATCCTACTCCACATTTTTCTTCATGGCGCTTCCAAAGAAGTATCCGAAGATGGAGAGTACTACACCCTCACAGATACCGATTAAGTGTATCCATAGGTCCTCATTGCGCTCAGGGACCTGCACGTAAGTGATGGAGTAAACCATAAACACGAACACGCCGAGACCGATAATACCGGTGACGTAGAAAAGGAAGTCGTGACTCCCCGCTTTAGTCATCTCGACTTGACGAGTGCGGGCCGATGCGCGATCCTCAACCTCTGACCCGTAGGCATCCACAAGCTGTTTGTAAATCTCCGCCTTGTCAACTTCTGAAATACTCATGTCTTTGGAGATGAGGTTCTTTACAATCCCCAAAACTCCCTGACTAGGGAGGAAGTCGCCCACAACGTCAAGCACTTGTGGCGCCTTATCTTTCATGAACTGACCGACAGCCGTGTCCTTGAATTTCTTCTTAGGCTCTTCTTGCTGAGCCACCTCAGCGGCAACAGACTCCACAGGAGCCTCAGCTTCTTTTTTGGCGCGCTTCTTTTTACCGAAGCCAAATATGTTTTTCATTCAATTAAAGTTTTACATAGGTGGAATTAAGGAGGAAGTCCTCGTTGTTGTGCTTCTCGAGCAACTGCTTCCAAGTGTATCCGAAAGAAAATTGGAAATGAGGCTTATCGCCAAGCGAACCTTTCCAATCGCCTCCCCACTCGGCGCCAATCTTTTTGAACTCATCTACCACCTCCATCCAATCTGCCACGCGATCCCCATCAAAATCTTTGAGAGTATCCCAAGAAGCCTCCTTACCATCAATGATTAGGACGATGTCCCAAGCAAGCCCGTAGTTATGGAACGACTGACCGCCTTTTGAGTTGGTAACAATACGAACCTTATTGCCTTTGGCGTCTTTAATCACCGTTCTTCCAAGTGCAAATAGATTGTCTTGCTCTTTGAACGTGCGTAACGTGTAGGCTAGACGAAGAGTTGCCCGGCCGGTGAGTCTTTCTCCTGCATTAAGAAATGCTTTGCGTACCTTATCCTTGATTGCAGGATGAAGTAGTTCGATTCTGTCTAGGGAAATTTTATCAGTCATAGTATTACCCTTGTCCTCGGGTGAGTTTAATGTAGTTCTTACTTGACTTGTTTAGGCTTTGCTTAGTCTTGGCGTGAATGCCTTTTCTGCGGACCTTAGTCTTCGTCAGCTTCTGAGTTGTTGTTGTTTGCTTTGCCATTAGTAGAGTTGATTTTTTTCATGTAATACGCTATCGCAAAAAACCCTGTGATAATAGCTATAAGCCCTGACACGGCAGATATGATAGGCTGAAATTCTGTTGCCTTTGCGGCTATTGCGCTAACGATTGAGGTATAAGCCCCCACTCCTGCTATTGTATCTTGCACTTCTGTCGCCGTTTTCATTACAGGTTATTATAAATTGCAAATGCAGTACTTGGGTTGTTGTTTAACAAGGCCACGAAAGTTTCAATATTGCTTGGATCATTAAAGTCAGCAAGCATCTTTGCGTATGCGGTCTCGGCACTATCAAGTACAAAAATGATGTTACCTGTACGAAGCTCGTACAATGTAGTGTCAGCTATAGGTTCGTAGGTGTAGCTCATTATCTTATAGTTATTCCAAATGAGTAAATTCCTACACTTACAGCAGTTGCTTGAGCAAGCCTAATTGAAAGCCCATCTCCATCTACTACAGTAAATTGATTTGAAGTAGTGCCGTATAAAGCGGCTGCACTTCCTGCAGCGACGGTGAAAGACATACTTGTTGCTACACCATTTTTCATAACAGTAGCAACTAAAGCACCTGTCATTACACCTGATGTTCTTAAATAAAATCCGGTAATAGTTCCTTTACTTACAACTGTTCTTCGCTGTGCTTCAACAGTATTTGTTGTTCCAACGCCAAAACCTATATAAGTCGTTACACCAACACCAACAGTGCCTCCATTTAAGTTTCCCGCAAGAGCACTGCCTTGAGAATAAACTGCATCTAATGCAGATTTAGGTAACTGCACATTTGCGTTAGCCACTAGGTCATACCCAACAATCTGTATGTTGTTTGTTAAAGTACTAGATGCAAAGTCTGAAAATTTTACCGACATTTTTAAGCCTGTATTATGATGGTTGCTCCGCCTTGAGTGATAATCGGAACACCTGATTGTGTAACAATTTGTTTAGGAGATATAGCTCCTCCTGTAGATGGGATACTCCCATCAATACCAATGATTATTGATATTTGAAGCCCACTTACCACAACGCTAATATCTTAGATGCGGTTGTTCCGGTTAAAACCTTCACCACTTGCACGGGTAAAAACTGCCCTGCATTGACGCCGGCAAAAGTGACTTGATCTCCATCACATGTTTCAACCGAAATATCACCGGAGGACCCAACGTAAAGCATACATCCGGAATTTACACCTTGGTATACAGCATATGGAGTTCCAACTAGAGTAAAAATGTCTAACGACAATTCTAGGTAATTGGTGAAAACACCTGTAACATAAGCGTATTCACTTGTTGTCACATTCCAAACAGTGTCACCTGTTTTAATTCCTAATGTAATAAAGTCGACGCTGATATCTTTTAACTGATAAGGCGTTACTCCCGATACAGATCCCCCGACAACCACGTTGGGGTAAGGAATGTTGACATCGTCATTAGGTTGAACAGCTAATGCTCGAGAGGCTTGTATTCTTGGTGCGCTCATTTCTTATTGTTTGTAGGGGAATACCCTGTTTAATGTGTCTTTTCTTTTAGAGCATCCACAATCGGTGCCCGCCGCCTCAGCTACTTTCTCGACAACTTGCTTGATGCCGGTAGCTTTGGTGATCTTTTCAATAGTGTCTCCTAGACCTCTGCTTTGAGATTTCATAGAACAAAGATACTAATATTTTCCTTTCCTGTTTGAAGGATTTGGAGTGGTTGCGCCACCCGGTCCTTTCCACAAATACTTACATGCCCAATAACGTGGGGTCAACTTATCATTTGCGGTGTCACAACTGTGTCTTGCTTTGAAACTCTTGCGAGCTGCAGCAGAATAGTTGTTGCCATAGCCCTTGGCCCCGAAGTGAAGAAGTTTCTCTTCACCTCCGGAGCAGGCTTTCACCATCATCTTCTTGCCGGGTCGGTCAGAAGGACGTGGGCTATTGCATTTCATTTTGGACTTATCAGCCACGATATGCGCGTGTTGCGTGTCCAACTTGGTGAGGATGTACCTCTTGAACAGGAGCCTCGTCGACAGAAGGTTCTTCTGCGCCGTCTTCTGCGGGAGCATGCACAGGAGCAGCCTCTTCAACATTTAATTCTTCTAACCCATTTGTTGCGGTTTCGTCAACCTCGGGTTCCTCGATTGGAGTGTTTTTCTTAGCCATTACTTTATGATTTTTGTGGGATTACCTAGACCTGAATTGAATCCACCTAGAGACTGAAGGCCGGCAATCTCTCTCGCTGCCTTGCCTAAATTCTTCTTGAGAATGTTAGAAGCCTTAGCCGCTTTTACCCTCTCTTCTCTTTGAGTATTGTAAGTACTCTCAAGGTTTGATAGGCGATTGATGACGTTATTGCGGAATGCAATATCCTCGGGTTTGTCTTTTGGAGATTCTTTTGAGTTCACAATCTTGTAGATTAACTTTGCACAAATATAATCAAATTTACTTTACGATGATCCCAAGAGAAAAACCACCGAAGAGAAAGCATGACTACCTCAAGTATTGGCGCACCATCTATCACTACACTAAGGTGAAGTACAACCTGACGAGCTCCGATCTTGATATGATTATCTTCTTGTACTCCGAGCCCTACTTCACCATGAAGACGTTCTTGGCATTTGACCGGTCATTAAAGCTCAATCGAATACGACTTAAGAAACTTGTTGAGAATGGGTGGGTGGATATCTTTAAGAAGACAAAGGGTCCACGCGCAGCGCGCTATCAGATATCACGCAAAGGCTCAGTACTTGTGAGTGCATTGTACAAACAACTAGAGGGTGGGTTTATACAAGAACAGAACTCACCCTTGTATCGCAAGAAGACACAACGCCGTGTAGACAAGCGTCACGTTGAGCAGATACAAATTAGAAACGAGTCTATTCGACAACAACAACGTCGGCTTCGCGAAGAACAGTATAATGCCCTCCCCCAATCATCATTGTAAAGCTGTGCGTCTTGTCGTAGTAAATCTTGTCGTCCTTAAAAATAGTGGTCACCTCAGTGCCCGGCTCAACGACCACGCCCTTTTTGTATCTGAATTGATTTAGGTCCTCACCTGAAAGGATTAGCCCTGCGTCTGTCTTGACCTCCTCCTCGAGATTGGTCACGATGATATACTTACCGATTGGCTTCATTGTAGAATGATCTTGCGATTGAAATAAATAGTGTGTCCTTCATCCGTTGCTCAATAGGAAGGAAGTTATATGGGATGAGGCAGGGGTGTGTCTTAGCAAATGCGTCCTTGGTTATCCCAAATCGCCACCCGTCAGCCTTCTTCTCAGCCATCCAATTGTCATGCATCTGCTCAGCGGTAACGTCAGGGTTGTCAATGATGTGCTTGACCCCGCTCACCGCGCTGTCCTTCTGCCATTGGGGTGCATTCTCCCAATGCTCCTGCGTAAAGTCACCAAGACTCTCGCAGTACACCTTGTTCGCCTCGTGGCACGCCTTGGCCACATGTATAATGTCGATCATAATTACTGAGCATCATAAGTTCGAGCCATGGTCACCACGGCATTAGTACTAAGAATTGTTGTGGCCACACTCACTGCGTTCTCAAGGGCCGATCGAGTCACCTTAAGCGGGTCAATCACCCCCATTTGGATGAGATTACCCTTCTCGCCGGTCTTCACATTGACTCCCTCACCAAACTCCTCACGGCCATTGTATAAATTGTTGGCGCACAGCCCTGCGTTCTCAATGATTTGGTTCATTGGCGACACAAGGGCTAGGTTTAAGATGTTGCGTGCAGCCATCTTCTCCTTGCTCATTCCGTCCTCAGCCTTGTCGTTCACCATATACGCGAGCGACATGCCGCCACCCGGCAATATACCCTCCTCAAGGGCCGAACGCACCGCGCACACGGCGTCATCAATGCGATCATACAACTCTTTTTGCTCAAGGTCAGTGTTGCCACCGGCAAATATCACCCCGATGCCCCCTGTTAGGGAAGCAATACGTTCTAAAATAAAATCTTTGTCAGCTTTGCGGGTCGCCTCCTCATGTGACTGCCACAATTGGGTCACGCGCTCAGCAATTTTCTCATCATTAGACTTGACATTGGAACGAATGACGATCGCTTGCTCGTTATTGACGATAACTTTAGTAGCATGCCCTAGGTCCGCGTATGTAATGAGGCTCAAATCGTCCCCGGTCTTCTCGCTGAAGTAGGTTGCACCCACACTCACCGCGATATCTTGCATGAGCTCGTGCTGTTTGTACCCAAAATTAGGCGGAGGCACCGCGCACACCTTCAAATTCCCCTTCATCACGTTAGCTGCAAGGGTATTGACCACGTTCACATTGCACGGAGCAATGATAAATAGCTTCCGGCCTTCTTGAATAATTGGTTTGAGGATGTTCTCAAGCTGCAGTAAGTTTGAAATCTCAATGTCAGCCACCAAAATGTCCACGTCCTCAAGCACACACTCATCTCTTCGCTGATTATTGGCGAACAAATTGCTCAAATACCCTCTAGGAATCTTGATCCCCTTGGTCACCTCAGCGTATGTCTCGCTTGTTTGACTCTTCTCAACCGTCACCACACCGTTCTTGCCCACTTCTTTGTACACGTCAGCGATAATTTTCCCAACCGACTTGTCATTGTTGGCTGAAATTGTAGCCACATCCACAAGCATCTTGTTGGATAACTTCTTTGAATGCTTCTTGAGCTTGTCCACCACACCGTTTGACTGCTCCACAAGAGAGCGAAGCACCTCAGTGCGATTCAAGTCAGGACTCATCAGCTCATTACCCGCAAGCACAAGCGCCTCAGTAAGAACAATTGCCGTAGTGGTACCATCACCTGCAGAAGTCGCCGTGCGATCTGCCGCCTCTTTCATCATACGGACCGCTAGGTTCTCAACCGGGTCAATGAGAAAAATAGATTTGGCCACCGTAACACCATCCTTGGTGACGGTCAGCCCATGGGTGTGCTCGGCCGACTCAATTAGCACCGTGTTCCCGCTAGGGCCCAAAGTACTCTTGACAGCACGAGACATTTTTACTACACCTTTGATTAACTTACCTCTCGCGTCTGCATCGAAGCGAAGGTCTTTCGGAGAATATCCAAGTGTTGAGTCCATTCAATTTGATTTTGTGTGAGCAAATATATACCACCATGCAGAGCTATGCAAATATTTTTTTGACCGAAGACTCAGTCACTAAGCCATCAAAATGTGGTTAATGAATGAGGGGTCGGACATCGAGGACAGTACCCGTCATCCTACCCCCTAAAGTGGGTAGATGTCGAATATGTCGTTTTTTTTTCCTATACTCTCTATATATAATTTCCCTCCTTTTATTATTTCTATCTTATATATTTCTTCTTTATTTTCGACATTTTCGACATTAAGAAAATAATATATTAATAATCAATAAGTTATAAAAAAAAAGATGACACTAAAATTAACACTAAGATGTCGATTACTGACACTTCAATACAAAAAAAAGAGGGTAACTAGAAAATAGCTCCCTCAATTTTAAGACGTGAGATGTTATTTTGATTTGGCCACGATAGACCAAACACCTCCGATAAGGACCAAAATCGACGCAACCATGTCGGTCATGAGCGATTCACTAATGATTCCTTTTGACAAAAGGATACCACCAAAGAAGGTTAAGGTATGGCGAACCAAACCTAATACTTGTTCCTTGTTCATAGCCCCATAAGTTTAGATTGAACATTAGCAGAAACATGCGCCTCAGCCATGGAAGAAACCTTTTCAGTTCTCTTCATGCTTTTGCGTTCCTCTGCCATCCTTTGTAGCCCCATTACAGGACAAGGTGCATCGTTTACCAAACGACCACCTTCCACGCGGAGACCTCCGCCGTGTTGATAGATGTTTCCTTTCATGAGACAAAGATATGAAGTTTAGATGATAGTAGTGTTGGGACTATACCCCGCTCTGCGACGGTCACCCCCGCGCCGAAAACGCATGTGTAACAAGCAGGGGGGTGTGCAAATCGCCCGCGCGCCCGAGGATTTTTGGCGTTTTTCCCCTAGCCCATGGCCACGCACCGCACCACGTCGCCCGATACCCACGCGATCCGCGCGCACACACGCGCACATCGCTCGCGCATAGCCCGCATCACCCTCGCATCACGCTCATCATGAGCACATTACGAGTGCATCACGAGGCTTTCCGACCTTGTCAGAGTACGGCCAACCATACTCATTTCGTTACCTAGCCAAAAAAAAATCAGCCCTGAAACCCGCATAAACACTGAGGTTTTTGGAAGGTGCAAAAAAAAAATTTGACTTTGTGTAGAGAATTGTCGTAGTATTGCAAAGTCGTTGAACAAATGATACGACAAAATTTAACACCTTTTATCATATGAAAAATCTTTCGTCTCTTGCACACAAGATGTTGCACACCGCTCAAGTGAACACACTAGCAAACGCCGTGAAAAACGCACAAGGCAAGTCATTCGCCAAGTCCGTGGAAATGGCTACCTTTCTTTTGAAAGGTTACAAATGGCTTAAAAGCGAAGAAGGTAAAACCTTCTTGAAAGACACCGCACTCACACAGGAAGAGGTGGTGAAAATGGCCTACGGCCTTAGCAAACAGCAATACGGCCTTTACATTCGTGTAGCTAAAGCTACAGAGCGTTTGCCACAAATTGCCGAAGAGTTCGTCTCACAATGCGATGCGTTACAAGGTGCGGCAAGTTATTCTCTTGAGAATTTCGAGAAATTCATCAAGAAACACGACAATTCAACCGCTAATCCTTTAGGATTAAATGAGGATGAGGGTAACGAAGAGGGTGGCGTTAGCGAAGCTAATGAGGTTGCCGTGGATACAAAGGCGAAGCCTATCGTTACATTCACGTTTAATGGCGAAGCCATGAAGATGAACAATGTATCCTTAAGGATAACCGACAAAGGTGAGGTGAAAACAACCGCTACCAAGGATGATATTGCTAAAGCAATTGCTTACTTGCAAAAGTCGCTTAAGCAGCTGAAAGCTGAGACACAAGCTAAGGTGGATGTGAAGGCGAATGCCTCTGTGGATAAGGCGAAGAAAAACGCTAAAAAACAAGCTATGCTTGATATCCTACAAGGCGGTATCGAAGAAGAAGTGACTATGGATATGGTATCTTAAGATACCAATTCACCCCTCGAAGCAAGATGCGCTCACCTATATGGTGGGCGTATTTTGTTTTTATTAGTGTGTAACACTAATACTAACCCAATTTCAAAAGTACGGTCAACCGTACTCTTCGCTAATCAAAACCCCTCGTATATATGAACACAATGTACATCCTCATTCACTTACTAGTGAACACCACTATTCAACCAACCGATGACGGCCTCTATACGCTTAGGACTACCGAAGGTAAGGTCTATGAGTCGGCTTGTAAGGGCGAAGTCATGGCCTACCTAGAGACAGGCGTATTCAAGTACAACGACATGCTATGTGAGTGCGGTGAACTTGAGTGGTAGTCGTTTACAATTGTTGCAAAGAACTTATTTGCATTCGATATAACTTTGTTGTATCTTTGCACTTTCTTACCAACCAAAGTATAGTATGACGGCACTAACCAAGAGTACGGTCAACCATACTCAAAACCTTTCACAACATGAACGATAACATATATGTACTTTACGATGAGGCGAATGACCACGTCCTACAATTTGAGTGGAGCGGGAAGATAGTTCGCTATACCGACAAACAAGAGGTTATTGATGACTGCAAGGGCAATGAGAGCGTGGTTAAATACACCGACCTACCTAAGTTTTGGCAAGAGCAAATTGATATAGAGGTGCAACAAGAACTAGACTTTGAACTCAACTACACCCACAACGAGTTCAAGTGCGAGATGGGATACGGGGATTGTGAGGAGCGAGGCTATTGCAATGGGGACTGCTAAGTAAAACTTAAATTCAATATCAACATGAGAAAAATTATGCCGTCTTGGGACATCGTCCTAACCATAGGGGTAATGATTTGGGGTATCGAGACAATCTCAACTGATTGCACATCCAAAGAACCTGACGTAGTCAAGAGTAGGGTAGTCATGGAGCTACTGCATGAAGAGCGAGGAGGTAGCCTATACAAGTATACCATTGACGATAGCACTGTGGTGCTTATCTACAAAGGTCAAAGCTGTTCAATGATTCAACTAAAACCATAATTATATGCACAAAACCCTTAAACCTTTCGTGGTGCTTAGCACCTATGCAGTGCTATTTGCACTCACCTATTCATTCCTTTGCGCCGTAATCAGTTTAACCTTTTGGGTTAACTATCTTGAGGTGGCGCAAAACTTCTTTTCCGTCGGTGTATTCATTGTCGGTGCGGGAGTGTCGCTATGCCTTGCTGTTGTCAACACGCTTGAGAGCAAGAACAACAATAACTAGAGTACGGTCAACCATACTTTTCAATTAACCAATACCTAAACAAATGACAAGACACGAGTGTAAGAAAATGCTACCGCTTATTATAGCCTTTGCCTATGGAGCAGAGGTGTACAAGAAAGACCGTGAAGGTAGGTGGATAAAAGTGAGTGACTTGCAATTGGATGAGCCAAGTGGTGAGTATCAAATAGACGGGAAGCCGTGCGATGCAGACCTTACCTCTGTCGTGTCAGATGTGCTACGATCGCAAATCAAAAGCGCACTAAAAGGCGGGGATATAGACAGCCTACTTGCCAAAGCGAAGAAAGTTCTAAAGTAGCTTTATTTGCTTTTTGCAAAGTAATGTCGTATCTTTGCAGAGTCAATTAAAAAATCGTGTTAAACTTAAATCTATTTCACTATGTGCATTGCCATTCTAAACCCTAACGACGTGACGCTTGAGAAAAGCATACTCAAGACGTGTTGGGACAACAACAAGGACGGAGCGGGACTCTTGTACCTAAAAGACAAGAAGCTAACCGCCCACAAGGAGATGAAGAACTTTGACAAGTTCTACAACCACTACCTAAGTGTGCGCAAAGACCATGCGGAGAGTCAGGTGGTCATCCACTTCCGTATCGGGACACATGGCCGTATCAATCTTGAGAACTGCCATCCATTTATTACCAATGACAAGTGGGGCTTCGTGCATAACGGCATGATATCCTCTATCGGTCGAGACAAGGACAAGAGCGATACCAATTTGTTCAACGAACTTGTACTCAAGAAGCTACCTGTTGATTGGATACATAACGACGCCATCTATGAGCTCGTGTCGGGATACATCGGTGGCAGTAAACTGCTATTCCTCAACACAGACAATGATGCGTACATCATTAACGAGGAGGCAGGTGTGTGGGACATGGGCTGTTGGTTCAGCAATACCACCTATAAAATTGGCCGATACCTTGACGTTGGTGGCAGGTCTATGCCGAGCTTTAGATATAGCAGAGATGACAATTGGGAAGATACCGATTGGGAGAGGAAGTATAAGTGGAATCCCAAGACCCGAACGTATGACAAGCGTGAGGATTTTACCGAGTCGGATGACTTCACGGACTACGGAGAGGAGAGCGGGAACCCCTTTGATAAACCCGACTTCAACTATTCTCGTGACACGAATTACGAACGATGCGAATCGTGTCTTGAGGACAAGCTGTGTGTATACGATGAGACGTATCAAGCACCCCTGTGCAGAGTATGTTGTGATGCAATGTACGATGGAGTCGCCAACTAAAAGTACGGTCAACCGTACTCTAAATTTTCAACCACTTTAATTCAATTCATATGTCACAAAAATTAGTTCTTCCTTACATGGATGAGTGCTCTCAATTCACAATCGGTATTCACTCAGGTGAGTGGTATCGTAACGGCGACTCTGATATTCAAGTGTTAGCATCGGGCGAGGTCTGCCACAGAGATGACGACTCAGACGAGATTCATGCAACAATCTGCGGTGATTTATTCCATGAGCATGAGGAGGAGTCTCGAGATATTGTGTGGGTCGAGGGTAGTGGGTATGCCTACCGAGATGACTGCACATGGGGTGTCCTCAACGGCGGAGGCGATGAGGGGTATTTCATAACCGATGATGAGGACTATGTTCGTTGTGAGACGAATGATATGTACTACATCAGTGAGCGTGTTGCCAATCACCGCGACGTGTATTACTATGACTCGGTCGACGAGTGGCGTCACTGCGACGACGCGCCGTATGACGAGGACGATGACGATGAAGAAACTTCGCCAAACCCTCCGTATTATCCATCACGGTCATCAGTCTCTGCGTCTGACGACCATCTTGCTTCGTATCACCGTGGTGGTGGGCGTGGTTGGAGAACACCCGAGGGTACTGAGTTTACTATGGGGTTTGAAGTTGAGAAGGAAGACCTCGATGCGAGAATAAGCTGTAGCTTTAGAGACCTACCGCATGGTTGGACTAAAGAGACAGATGCTAGTTTGGATAGCGACAGCGGGTATGAGCTCATCAGTCCGGTGTATGACCTGTTCGGTACGCTACACGAAGATGACATTGAGAGTAGCGAGTTGCTTAAGCAACACATCAACGGCACGTTCAGCAACCGATGCGGTGGTCACATCCACGTTGCATCAAGTAAGTACACGGTCGAGGAGATATTCGAGGGCGTGTCGGGATTTTTCCCTGTGCTTTACTCTTTGTACGTCAAGCGTCTTGACGTGGGCTATTCGTTCGCTAAGAAGAAGCATGAGTACCTTAACCGAGACAAACGCTCGAGCATCTACGTTCGTGGCGATACCTTGGAGTTCCGCATCTTCCCTGCCGTGAAGAACGTGAAGAACTTATTGTGGCGTGTTGAGCTGTTGCGTATCATCATGCGAAACTTCGGTGCAAGTGAGCGCGATGTACTGCGTATGCTTTGCGACTCAACGTCTGAGTTACACAAGCACATTGAGTCGGTGGTAGGCAAGGAGAAGATGATGCGTAAGGTTGAGTTGTTCGTTGAGTATAGCTCATTGTACAATGACGTTGACCTTACTGACGAATCTGCTGATATCAAATAGAGTACGGTCAACCGTACTCTTTTTCTCTCACCATTTAACACTACCCACATGACACGATATGAATTTTTTGAAGCATGGATGACACCTGAAGAGTGGCGGGAGTGGAAAAGGTCTTTCGTAATCAAAGTCCGTGAAGACCAAGGACTCTCTAAGGCATCAGCTATAATCTTGAGAGAAAGATTTTTAGAAGAGCAAGTCTTCTTTAATGGCGGAGTAAAAATGCTACGGGATTGGAGAGACGTTGTAGATGCGAGAATCATATGGTCTCGCACAAGCCAAGGACACAATCATTGGCAAGAGGTGTATCACAGAATGGAACCAATTAGAATAAACAGAAATGAAAGCACAGGTATTACAAATCATTAACGAGGTTAAGGATAATATTCAAAGACCTCAATCAATTTTTACGGGCTCGATATTCACTAGCGATGACTTGCTTGGTATTATTAACCACCTATCTAACAGCGTCAGCGTACTGCCCGATGAGCAAGTACTCACGGTAGATGTGATACCTGACGACGTCATTAAGCGCATCGTAACCATAGCTATGAACCATGCTAGGGTACACTCATTGAACTGCGGAGGTACATATGGAGAGTTTGCCACCGTCCACTACGATACTTGCGAGACAAGGTCGGGGCGGTTGGATGTTACGGCCACTATTGAGATTGACGGCGATGACTTTTTTGATGCAGTTCGTTTCGATGACGAGCGATTATTCAATGACATCAAGCAAATGTTGAACGACAATAACACGCAAAGAAATGCCTAATTGGTGCAACAACAATGTGACTTTCAAGGGAAGTCCCTCTGCGCTAGACAAGGTCGATGCGCTGTTCAGCAAGATGATGCTATCTACAGAGGGGGTTCGCCCTGAGTGGTTGGCATGTGAAAGGTACAATGCACCCTATCTTTTCGATATACAAGGATGGGACAAAGGTGACTATCAATTCTTATCCAAGTGGTCACCTGCTCTATCTACTATCATGCTTATCGGCAGACGCTTTAAGGTTGAGTATGAGCATCGGTTTGATGAGTCAGGCATGGGGCTATATGGCAAGGCTGTGTTCAATCCGATACGCCCTGCTAGTATCAAGATGTACGACGGCAGCTGTATAAACTTTAGGTACAACGAGGACACCGGTATGTATGTATTTAATGGCGAGGAGTATGAGTCTGAGTACGACTTTATCGAAAGTGCTGTCGACGAACTTGAACCACACATATTAAATAAACCACAAATCTTTCAGTCATGGTAAACACAATTAAAGACAAGACCCGCAAGAAGTACAGCGCATTCATCGACGACTGCGCTCATCAAAAGACCTTTGTTGTATCATCAATAATCAAGAACCACAAGGTCGATGCATCTATCATCACCACCTTAAGACATGAGGGGTACGTTGCATCGGTAACCACCGACGTGTGTAATTGGATCGTGTCTATGCCAACATCGGACATGGTCGATCGAATTATTGCCTCACACAAAGAGCGCGTCAAGAGGTATGCCGAGCAGCGCAAAAAGCGCAACAAGCTGAGAGAGGAGATGGACAAGGCGTCTGTGGTGGCTGCGGCTGAGGAAGCCAATGCACAATTCATACCTGAACCTAGCACCATGAGTGAGCGTGACGCTATCGAGTTCCTTAAGAGCAGAGGGTATGAGATATACAAGGTAGAACGCAAACAACTTTAACCAAAGAGTACGGTCAACCGTACTCTCTAAAACTTCCGACATGAAAAAAGAACTAATCAAAACAAACGAATATCTACTTGTTGTAGAAAAAGAGCATCTAGTAGATATGCCAAGCAATCTCAATGTTTATTCGATGAGATACCGAAATGTGATACGATTTTCTGAGGTAGAAAATTCATATCTCAATGAGTGTTTTGAGATACTATTTCATTTGCCACTCAACAACTCACCAATCCTTGAAGGAGTGCCTTTGCTTCCACCACTAGAAGAAGGTGTATTTACTTTTCCTACTCACTTCGACTTTGAAATTGAAGTAATAGGAATAACTGATGATGGTATGAATAAAATAGAAGAACCTCAAACAACAACCAACTCACAAGGACAAGTAGTAGCTTGTGGTAAATACCTTTTTGAACTATGAAAGCAAATGAACTTCGTATAGGTAACTTAGTTTCAAATGACGGTTGCTTAAACACTATTGAGAATTTAATGTCAGATGGTGTGTGTACTCTAAAAACGATGCAAGGAAATTTTATCCATGCCAAATATGACTTGATTAAACCCATCCCACTAACAGAAGAATGGTTGGTGAAGTTTGGGTTTGAGAAGGATGGCGATGATTTGGTTTTAGATACTGATTTGTTTCTTTTAGTCAGCTATAATGATGATGATTTTGTGCATCTAAAAAGCAATAATTTAGAAACAATTATTTCAATCAAATACGTTCACCAACTTCAAAACCTTTACTTCGCTCTAACAGGTGAGGAACTAACTATAAAACAACTATGAGTATACCAACAGCAAAACAATTTTTATCCAATAATGCACAAAGGTTTCAAAGCACATCAGTTGATGAATGGCTGATTGAATTTGCTAAACTACACGTTGAAGCAGCACTTAAAGCAGCAAGTGATAAGGCTGAGATAACGCCAATAGACCATGTAGAAATTTCAGAGGGTTCATTTAGACCTATATGGGGTGTCGATGATAACTCTATACTCAACGCTTATCCACTAACCAATATCAAGTAACTATGACACCAATCAAACGAGAAGTTTATTTACCTGTAAATGGTGAACAAGAAAAAGTTGTATGTAATGACCATTCTCATTGGTTAGAAACAATAACGGGAGTAGTAGAAAAAGAAGGCTACTTCTTCACACCTGAGCAACTTAATGAGTACACGGAGAAGGTAATCAAAGAAGCTCTTGCTACGTCTGCCGAGAAAGTGTTTGCTTATGGAGAAGGTTCTAATCTAACTACTAAAAACAATTCTCTAAAATGGACTTTTGCAGGACATATTGGTGATGTTAAAGTTGACAAAGAATCAATCACCAACACCTTTGAACAAACCTTCCAAAAATTCAAGCTATGAATACAATTGAACAAGCAAAGCAAGTCCTGAAGGACGCGGGGTATTTTGTAGACAACCTGTGGCACATCAATGATGTGAGGGATAAGTTCAAGTGCGACGACCGCATGGCCGCCGAGGTGTTAAGCAGTGTGCTTACAGGTCATTACATCATGGAGTCAATCAACGAGCAAATCAACTACGAGGGTGGAGAGATTGGCTTAGAACCACATAATACATAACTTCGTATGAAAACCAACAAACCATTATGCAAAATAGATTCAACATAGGCGACCGAGTGGTGGCGTTAAACTCCACCCCAAGCGCTGTAGCAGACAGATGTCAGACAAGAGTAAAAGGTCAGGTGTATAAGGTGCTTGACGTTGTCTACTGCCAAGCGTGTGGGTCTCAGTCGATCAACGTATCTAACGAACCAACCGATAGAGAGATGCTCATGTGCAATTGCAGAAGAAGCGTCATGCCGACATACGGAGTTCGATGGACTGCGAGTGAACACTTCACAACGATTGACGAAGCCCTAAGTAAGGCTATTGCCGAAGAGAATTATGAGTATGCTTGTACCTTAAGAGACGCAACATGATTACACCCATTAGAAATCTTCAAGAGCCCTCCAACCTGATGCAATGCGTCAGGTTTTGGAGAGGCCAAACCCTCACCGAGTGCGGTGACAAAGGTGGTTCATTTAATGTTGAACTTTACTTCCGATATTTGGAAGCAAAAGCAAAGCAATGGTGACCAAACAAATCCTATCAGGCTACGACGTGGCCACACTCGAGGAGTTCTTCGAGTTAATCTTTAACAACATTGACACGGACACCGCCGAGTCGAGAGTTCTTTTCAACCAATTATCCGTACCACAAAAATGTTTAGACTATGCTGATGTGTTTAGCGTGAGTAGTGCGTACTTAAACTTAAAAAGAATTTACACCAAAACATTCGGAGATAGTAAATGAGTAATCTATACAAGCCAATAGGTGAGGACACGTTAAGCAAAAAGGATTTAGCTATACACAACTCTGTAGTGGAGGAGCAAGGAAGGCTCAGGCCCGACAAGTACTACATCAAAAACCTTGAGAAGATGTGGTTCAAGAAGCGTATAGAGATACACGACTTCATCAGCACGATGAGAGAGGTGCCTCGCCAAGAGTTTGAGAAGCGATATCCCAAGACACATGTGCAGAAAGAGTGCAGCTCTATGCTGACGTTTGCCTTTGGCATCAACATCCAAGTGCTTGGAGAGAGGCCCGGAGTGGCCTACCACTTTGAAGGATTCTTTGACGGCGTGTGGATTACGATGACCAACCGAGACTTCGACACCGTGGTCTCTCAAGTTTACAACTTGTTCATAGAAGAGATGTTAAATTTGTGGAAAAAAGATTACTAATCATTGTGTAAACTAACAAGAAACTAACTATATTTGTAGAATCAAATCCAATCTAATGAAGAAAGATATTTTCAATCAGTACGTTACCAAGGTGGCCTCAGCATTTGGTGTTGAGGAAGAGTCCTTGTTCGTTCAAACCAAGAAGCAAACCGTAGTAGATGCAAGACAGATGTTGTTCTATCTATGCGTGACAAGACCAATCCCTATCTACGCTCTAAGAGACTACATGTCGGAGCGTGGTCTACCAATTCAGCAGAGCGCAATCATGAACGGCGTTCGCAGGGCGGAGGAACACAAGCACAAAGACAAAGACTATGCTCAGGTGCTTAGCAACATTGCAAGTTCAGTAAAAATCAAATCTTAAAATCAAATCAAATGGAAAAGCAAAGTGTTTTTGAAAGGCTATCGGCCATCAATGTTAACGACCACGTTGAAAAGAAAGCTAATAGCGGGATGACCTACCTGTCTTGGGCTTGGGCTTGGAGCGAGGTGAAGAAGGCATATCCAAACGCCACGTATGAGGTATTCAATACTGAGTACGACCCATCACTCGGATACATGTGTCACACTCAGGTGACCATTGAGGGAGAGACATTGAAGATGTGGCTTCCTGTAATGGACGGCGCTAACCGAGCAATGAAGAGCGAGCCTTACACGTACATGACTAAGTACGGTGAGAAGAGTGTTGATGCAGCTACCATGTTTGATATCAACAAGACAATCATGCGTTGCTTAGTGAAGAACCTAGCTATGTTTGGACTTGGCATCTACATCTATGCAGGAGAAGACTTGCCCGAGACAGAGACGCCCGCAAAAACAGCGGCTGCTCCGGCGGTGGCGGCGGGAACTGCTCAATTGATCGAGCTAAAGAAAGGCTCTGAGACTTGGGACAAGGTGATTAAATACATCGAGGCCAACAAAGACTTGGGGTTAGAGGAGATTGGCGTTCGTCTTAACCGCAAGTACAAGATGAGTGCGGCAGTAAAGAAAGAGATTGCTAACCTATTCAAGGAGGAAGGCAATGCACAATAACCAATCAGTCATTGACACACTCAGAGATGACTCTGAGTATTACGGAGGGGTGGGTAAGCAATACCTATCCAACTCAGACATCGGCACGTTGCTGTCCAACCCAAAGTTGTTCGGCGTAAGCCGACCTAACAATAAGAGTTTTGCTGAGGGTAGGTACTTTCACCAATCACTTATTGAACCGGAGAAGGCGGTACTAACTAAGTTTGTTGAGGCAAGCAGTCGTAATACCAACATCTACAAGGACTTTGTTCGTGAGAACAGCATACCATTCTGCATGTTAAAGGAAGAGAAGGATGCGATTGACGCCCTTGTTAGCACCATCAAGAGTAACATCTACTTCTTTGATGAGATATACAAAGACGGCAACCTATATGAGGAACCTGCCGTTGGAGAAATTAAAGGCATGATGTGGAAGGGGAAGGCGGATATCATTACAGATGAAATGATAATCGACCTCAAGACCACAGGAGATATTCAGAAGTTTAAGTACTCAGCGAAGAGTTACAATTACGACTCTCAATGTTACATCTATCAGCAGTTGTTTGGTAAGCCACTCGTATTCTTTGTGGCTGACAAGACGACACATCAACTCGGTGTGTTCCGTCCTACTGAGGATTTCATTAAGAGTGGTGAGGCTAAGGTCGAGAAGGCTATTGAGGTTTTTAATAAGTTCTTCGGGCCCAACCCCACCGAGAGTATTGATGACTACTTCATTGCAGAACTACTGTATTAATTCGCGCTCTAAAATTGGCCTTGTACCGTTGTCTCGCGGTTGGCTTAGACACAGATTGAATGCGTGATGGGAGAGCGCGAGGACTCAATGTTCCTACATATACCTATCAATTTAATCAGGGACGTTGGTGGCTGACGAGATAGCCACAAATAGTCAGGTGCGTGTAATTGGGTAGCACAACGAAAAGGGATCACCACGGAAGTGGCAGTACCAAACCGATTGCGTAGGTACAGGTTCGAGTCCTGTCCTGACTGCTAAACTTAAATCTATGAAAAACAAAAACACAATTCTCTATCAGGTGTTCGACACCTTGACAATCGTCTCAGCTATTATAGCTGTATTGGCCTGTGTCTTATCAGCGTTCTGCGCTGTTTGGTGGTCAATATTCAATGTGTATTCTGAGCAGATACAATCAGTAGGCTCGGTCTCATCTATCGTGATGCTCGTTGCTATATCAATCGCTTACTACAGCGAGAAGATTGAAGAGCACTATTACAATGCAAATCTCTACAAAGACAAGTTATGATTTTAACACCAAAGAAAGAGTTGACACTCGGGGAGTCGAGATGTCACATCAATTTCAATCCGTCCGCTGACGATAAGATTGGAACATTCAAGCGCATGATGGCTGATGCCATTGACTATTGCAACAATGAGCTGCAATCCACTGAGGACGGCGAAGCCAAGCGTTGCTTCAGTATCGCCATGACTGAGCTTGAGACAGCACAGATGTGCGGAGTAAAGGGCATTGCCAAGGGGTTGAACAAATGAGTACATTTATAGAGAGACTTGTTGTCGAGCGCGACGAACTACGGGAGAAGCACGTTAAGCTAGGTGCTTTCTTATTTGAAGATAAGTTTTTTGAGCTAGACAATGCACAGCAGGCATTGCTTCAAATGCAACACGTCATAATGGCCGCATACATTCAGTGCTTAAACGAGAGACTGCTTTTGTTAGAATCTCAAATTGGATTTGAATAACATGGGAAGATTCCTAAAGACCAAGATTGAAATTGTCAATCTAAAAATGCTTGACGTTACAGGTGTAGAACACATCGCAATTGCCGAGACAATCATTGACCTCAACGAGGTGGCAGTGGTTAGACAGCAAGCGCCTGATGATGAGCACATCATAGATGATAATCTGTGCGTAGTGTACCTAAAGAGCGGAGAGTTTTTCAACCTGCTTATGCCATACAAAGAAGTGGTTGAGGCTCTTGGTTGGCAGTAAGACATGTGCCGGTGAAGGCATACACTAAGCGTAGCGTTTAGCCCTAAAGATTCTGCGCTTAGTTACAAATAGATTAGGGCGTTTAACAAAAATCAAAATGGCAGAAGAAAAAATCTTTGCTGAAGGTTTCGTTTTCAAGAGAAAGGAGACCGCACCCGATTTCGTAATCGGATCACTATCACTCAAGTTGGATGAGGCTGTCGCCTTCATGCGTAAACATGAGAAGAACGGATGGGTTAACCTGCAAGTGAAGCAGGCACGCACCGGTAATTACTACGTCGAGCTAGACACCTTTGAACCAAAGGAAAAGAGTTCGGGTAAGCAAGGTCAGGCATCACAGCCAAGCGCAGATACGGATGATGACCTTCCGTTCTAAACAGGTAGACCCACATGTAAAAGAGGGGAGGCAACTCCCCTTTTTCATCATGTCGAAAATGCCGAAATCAAAACCCATATCTCTACTATATGTATTTTACTACTCTCTCTTTTTTATATTTCTATTTTAGAGAATAATAATTGACATTATTGACATAGTATAGAAATAATAAGGGTTACAGAAAAGAAGAACAACACAGAGACGACACTCAAATGACAGGACAAGCAACCATATTCAAGTCGATACGCGACACAGACACACCGTTCTTTGTGGACGTAATCAAATTACTCGAGCGAGTAAAGGATGGCAAGAGTAGCGACATCGTGAAGAAGATACGCATGGAGAAGGACAAGTCCATGCGTAATGAGATTAAGAAACAATTACCCGCTATCTGTTTCAGTGGTACATTCTCTAAGCGTGCAGACCAAGCTCTCATAGAGCACAGTGGTTTCATATGCTTGGACTTCGATGGCTACGAGAAGCAGAAAGAACTCCTGCAAGACAAGGAGAATTTAACCAAGAGCAAATATGTTTTTAGCGTATTCATTTCACCATCGGGCAATGGCCTGAAGGTATTAGTAAAAATTCCTGCTGACCCGCAGAACCACACAGCCTACTTCAATAGCCTAGAAAGGCACTTTAACTCACCTTATTTCGATAAGACGAGTAAGAACCTATCTCGCGTTTGTTATGAGTCCTACGACCCCTTAATCTACGTCAACGAGAACTCTTCTGTATGGACACACATCGAGGAGCATGAGTACACCGAGGTGAGTAAGGTGCGTGATGCACCAACCATCCCTATTACGGACGAGAATAAAATCGTGGAGATACTTGTAAAGTGGTGGACAAAGAAGTACCCCATGACAGAGGGACAGCGCAATCAGAATTGCTACGTCCTTGCCGTGGCGTTCAACGACTTTGGTATCAACAAGAGCTTGGCCGCCTACATCTTAAACCAATACGCTACAGATGACTTCTCTCTTGGAGAGATAGCCACGACTATTGACTCGGCGTATAAGAACGTGGCCAACTTCGGCACCAAGTACTACGAGGACGATGACCGGATGAATCAAATCAAGGCCAAGCTACGCAGAGGTGTATCAAAAAAAGAGGTCCGTCATCAGCTACAAGAGTCCAACCTGAGTGACGATGTCATTGAAGCGGTGCTTAATAAAGTAGAAGAGGAGAACGAGAAGCAAATCTTTTGGACTAAGAACGACAAGGGGCAAATCAAGGTGGTGCACATCTTGTTCAAGCAGTTCCTTGAGGACAACGGGTTCTATAAGTACTGCCCCGAGGGTAGCAAGAACTACGTCTTTGTTAAGGTAACCAACAACCTCATCGACCACACCTCTGAGAAAGAGATTAAGGACTACGTGTTAAAGCATTTGATTGACCTAGATGACTTCTCGGTGTACAATTACTTTGCTGACAACACTCGGTTCTTTAAGGAAGAGTTCTTGTCTATGCTGTCGACCATTGATATCTACTTCATTGCAGACACTAAGGACACGGTGTACTTATACTACCGCAACTGCGCGGTGAAGATTACTAGGGATAGCGTGACGTCGATCGACTACCTAGACCTAGGTGGATACGTGTGGAAAGACCACGTCATCGACCGCGTATTCAATCAATGCATGGTGACGGACCGATGTGACTTTAGGAAATTCATATCAAACATCAATGCCGGTGACGACAACCGCATGCGCTCAATGGAGAGTACCATTGGCTTCTTAATGCATGGCCATAAGAACCTATCGTTCTGTCCTGCGGTGATACTCAATGACGAGGTCATCAGCGACAATCCCGAGGGTGGCACAGGTAAGGGTCTTATCATGAACGCTCTGAGTCAGATGAAGAAACTTGTGGTGATAGATGGTAAGTCGTTCACCTTTGAGCGGAGCTTTGCCTATCAACTTGTATCAGCGGACACGCAGATACTTTGCTTTGATGACGTGAAGAAACACTTTGAGTTCGAGCGATTGTTCTCGGTGGTAACCGAAGGGTTAACCCTTGAGAAGAAGAACAAGGATGCTATCAAGATACCATTTAGCAAGTCACCGAAGATTGCTATCACCACCAACTACGCTATCAAGGGAGCGGGCAACTCATTCGCTCGTCGTAAGTGGGAGCTTGAGCTGCATCAGTATTACACCAAGTCATTCACTCCGCTTGACGAGTTCGGCAAGTTGATGTTCGGTGATTGGAACGATGATGATTGGTGCGAGTTTGATAACTACATGATTAACTGCTTGAGAAATTACCTAGTGACAGGACTTGTGAAGAGTAAGTTCGTTAACCTTAATGTGCGTCAGCTGTCAGCAGAGACATGCCATGAGTTCATCGAGTGGCTAGGACTTGTGCAAGGGTCGGATACTAAAGAATCGCCTATCATGCTTAACACTAAGCTGTACAAGCAGGGTATTTTCGACGCCTTCATTGACGAGTATCCTGACTATGGACCGAGGGCCAAGATGACTATAAGTAGAACCAAGTTCTACAAGTGGCTCACCGCCTACGCCTCATTCGTTAGCGACATGCCCGCCGAGGAAGGGCGCGATGCGCACGGCAGATGGATAATTATTAAAAAGTAATTCAACGATGGAAGACATTATACCAAGAGACCCATTCTGCAACAACAAAAGTATGTGGGACAAGATGGAGCTACTCAAGACCACGCTACTCGCCACTAAGAAAGTGAAGAGGGTAGTTAAAAAGAAGCCTGTCATGATAGATGTTCCTAAGTTTAAGAACGATCCTGTTGTGCTAGATAGAATCATAAGAAGCGCTGAGTACTACAAAGACCTGTACCTCAAGGAACAGATTGCAAAGGACGTGGTCGAGGAGAAACTCACGCTACCATCACCCATGGTTGGTGTTCAGTTCAGAGACTATCAAGCTAAGATAATTCATGATGGCTCTAAGATATTGGCCGACCACGGATTCCTATACTTAGCCATGGAGGTGCGCACCGGCAAGACACTTACAAGTCTTGGCATCGCATCAAAGACTTGTATCGGTGACGTTTTGTTTTTAACAAAGAAGAAGGCGATGAGTAGTATTGAGGCGGACTACAAGAAGCTAGCTCCAATGTATGATTTAACAGTGATGAACTACGAGAGTGCGCACAAGCTACCTGAAAAGAAGTGGGAGCTCATCATTTGTGATGAGGCGCACAGCATGGGTGCATTCCCCAAGCCTAGCAATAGAGCTAAACAGGTGAAGGACATTATCAAGAAGGCTGCATGTAAGGTGATACTACTTTCGGGAACACCATCGCCCGAGTCTTACTCTCAGATATACCACCAAGTATATGGTATACCAAATAATCCATTTAGTCATTACGCAAATTTCTACAAATTCTGCGCTGACTATGTGGACGTGAAGCAGAAAAAAGTTAACGGCATGTTCATCAATGACTACAGCCGAGGACGCGATAGTATTGTTGAGGCTATGAAGCCATACACCATTAGCTACTCACAGAAGGAGGCGGGCTTTAAGGTAGAGACCAAGGAGCATGTGATTGAGGTGGATATGAAGGAGTCTACCTACAAACTAATCAAGCGTCTTGAGAAGGACTTGGTTGTGGAAGGTGTGGTGAATACAATCCTTGCCGACACATCGGTGAAGCTCATGATGAAACTGCATCAGCTTTACTCAGGGACTATCAAGTTTGAGAGCGGTGACTCCATGGTGCTTGATAACTCAAAGGCTCAGTTCATCTATGACAATTTCATAGGGCAGAAGGTGGGGATATTCTACAAGTTCAAGGAGGAACTCAATGCACTCAAGTCAGTGTTCGGTGATATGCTCACCACAGACCTTGACGAGTTTAACAACTCGCAACATAAGAGCATTGCTCTTCAGATTGTATCGGGTAGAGAAGGCATCAGCTTAAGCAATGCGGATAGCTTGGTGTTCTACAACATTGACTTTAGTGCTACAAGTTATTGGCAGGCAAGAGACCGCATGACCACCAACGACAGACTTACAAGTGACGTGTATTGGATATTCGCCAAGGGTGGTATCGAGTACGACATTTATAAAGCGGTGACCAAGAAGAAAGACTATACATTAAATCACTTCAAAAAAAGAACACAACATGGGTAGACCAAAGAAAGTTTATGCTCAGGTCATGCTTGACCTTAGAGCTAGAGAAAAAATGGGCATTGAAAAGTACGGTGTCAGTGTTGACAGGGCCGAGCTTGATGCTCTCAAATGGATGCAACACGCTTACGAGGAATCATTAGACCATGCTATCTACATGAAGAAGCTAATCATTGAGGCTCAGAAAGCGGCAGAAGTTCCAATAGAGCGAGTGCATTTCAAGACAGATGAGAACCAATTAAAATTATTTGACGATGAACAGTAACTTACCTTGGGGCGCAGAGGGCGATCCTCGCGCTCCGTACAATGAGCCGGACGAAACAGAAGAAGAGTCAGAGGTCATGACCTATCAGGAGGCAAAAAAGAAGTCACTCACCGTGAAGTGGAGGGTAGACGCCTGCTCACAAGGTGAGGCATGTTGGTGCCGAATGATTGCAACTGTAGAGCCACTACTATTTGATGATGGTGGCGAGATTGAGGAGTATATGGTTGTGCCCGCAGGTCTTTTAGACAATGAAACCGCAGAGCACATAGTTAATTTACACAACATATACATAAGAAAGCTATGAGATTCACAAGACAAAAAGAAATGAGAGACGCTTATCATCAAAAGCGTGAGGTAATCAAGACGGGGTTCCTGTGGTTCCCGTTAACATTAAATTTAGAAACAAGATGGTTGGAAAAGGCTGAGGTTGTGTATAAAGTTGCGTGGGGTTTGAATTATAAAGGGGACGAGGTCTTTTATTGGGAGCCTGTAAAGTTTAACAACAAGTAGAGCTATGATATCACAGGCTTTATGGATTGTACTTTTGTTTATACTAGGTGCATCGGTGCTAGGATTTATTTTCCAACTAATACAATGGGCAAATGAGAAAGACGAATGCTGATATGGTAAAGGAGATTATTGATGTGATGTTTATCATCGCTGAGATAGACCTTGGGTATAACGATATCAAGGATCGAAAGGATAATTGGTATGACCTATATACCATGACTAAGAAACAACAGGATACATTCATTGAATGGACTGCAAAGTATTTGAGAAAGAACAGGCGCGTGCCAAATAGCACCGCTCTCAAGCAAGCGAACCAACTCAATCACATGTTCAGATTAAGAGTAGCGTACAATGAAGGAACAACAGATACAGAGTAAGCGTATCAAAGAGCTTGAGGCTCAGGGGTACTATGTGATAAAGCTCATTCGTACAAACAAGAATGGCATACCCGACCTGCTAGCTATACCTCCGAATAGCAACGTGCTGTTCAGTGAGGTAAAGCAGCCGGGTAAAGAACCGTCTGAGCTGCAGAAGTATCGCATGAAGGAATTAAATAACCACGGAATCAAAACAGAAGTTTACAAGGGATGACAAGGAAACAAGAGTTTGACATGCTTAGGGATATTATCCAAGCGGTCATGGGGGTAGATATAAAGAACAAGATGCGTAAGCGAGACTATGTTTATGGACGCATGGTATTTTATGTTATCATGCGGAGCAAGGGTCATACACAGCAGATGATTGGGAACTATGTTTATAAAGACCACGCAACCGTTTTGTGTGGGGTCAGAAAGTTTTATGAGCTAGTCACCGTTGATAAGTATTTGAGAGATGTGTACACCGAGTGTAGCAAGTCTTTCAATGAAGGCGTCAACCCTAATCGCGTGTTCGGCAATGCGTTCTCACAGAGTTTAACAGAAGAGTTGCAATCTCGAATAGATTCACTAATTTTGGAAAACGGAAAGTTACAAAACTACAAGAGCATGCACATACGTTTTAAGAATATCCTAAAGGAGATGCATGAAAGAACGCCTCACGACATGGAAGATGTGCTGCATATGAAGATTAAAGAAATGTTTAACGGCGGCCTATTCAAATGAGCGCAGAAGACGAAAGAGCCCAACGGTTATCGTTACGATTTAACGAATACCACACCTTGCTTGCCGAGGTCTACGAGAATGTAGTCGATAGAGAGTTTAGCAAGGTAGATAGAGACGTTAAGTTTCTAATCATGGAGCTCCGATGCGTCATCAAATCCATTGAAGAAGATGATTTTTGAAACCGAAGAAGACCTAGCAAGAGAGAAGAGGGCTATCGAGACTTTCGTCAAGATATTCTCAGGGTCGTATCAGAAGCTAGACCCATTCGATATCGACTACAAAGTGTTCGATAAAGACGGTAAGGTTGTAGGGTACGCTGAGGTAAAGGGGAGGATAAGAACCATGAGAGAGGCTTATCCTCTTCCTATTTCTGCCCATAAGGTTATTAAGCTCGTAGACAAACGTCTCAACCCTGTCATCATATGGGCGTGTGAGGATGGTATCATATACGGTAAGCCTGACAAGCTAGAAGGACAGATAAGGCAGGGAGGTAGAACTCCCCGCAATGGTGCTGTCAGCGATGTTGAGCTTATGGTATACTACGAGAAGCAGAAGTCTTTGAAGTATGTGAGGTTCTCACCTCCCTCTAAGACTTGACCCACCTCTTGTGCTCGACCCTCCTCTAGTTAAGCCTTCTCCTCTAGTTGACTCACCACGAGTTGAGCCGGTCCCTCTTGTGCTAGAACCTCTCTCGGTAGATGTGTATCCAAACTGCTTATCAAGCATCTGTCTTCTCTTAAGTCTTTCTTCCTTACTCTTCTTTCGCTCGGCCTCTATCTCTTTGTAGTTGGGCGCACTCTTGCCATACTTCTTCTCATACTCTTGAGGGAAATAACGCTTAAGCTCTGCTCGGGTAAGCTCATCCTTCTCAATCACTTGGTCTTGTTCGTAACCAAACTGAAAGTCCTTGGCTTCTCTCTTTGCTTTTGACTTAGCTCTTTCTTCAGCGCGATGTTGCTCGTCCTCCTCGTAGTAAGGAGACGATGGCCCGAATGTTTTCTCGTACAAGTCAGGGTCGTATCGCTTCATATCTTCCTTGGACTGATAGATGCCAAGTCTGCTCTTTTGGAACTCATTCTCCTGCTGTGCTTTTGTTTTTGCACGCTGCTCTTTCTGAAGGTCCTCGTATATTGTACCCATCACAACCCTTCTCACGTCTTTATAAAGAGGTATCATACCCATGTTGCCAAGTATCTCAAGTGGCAATCGTAAGAGTATCTCGTTCTTCTGCCTCTCGATAGCAGACGCTTCTTTCTTAGGTCCCTCAAATGTCTTCTTGATTGCTAAGTCTGCTGTCTTTGCAAGAGGAGTGAACGACCCGGCGAATATGGTTAAGATATCACCTAGGTCTGTCTGTTGTCCTTTCTTAGACTTAGGAAGAGGTGAGTAAGAAATGGCGTCGGTATACGGATCGTATGGATAAGTTACCTCGCCCGTGCGTTCATTCACATCAGCCTTTCTCAAGGCGGTAAAGAACTCCTCGTTTATCTTCTCGACACCCGCATTGGTGAATGCCTTCACTGCATTACCAAAGTCACGCCCTACAATAAGCGACGTGGCTGACGATGCTAGAGCTTGAGAAAGTTTCTGTAAGAAAGTCTTCTTAGTTTCTTCTTCCTCATCTTCGATACCAAACATAGATAATACAGCGCTTCCAAGTAGTGATGTCAACAGAGTGTAGGTAGTCATACGAGCGGTAACACCTGCAATAAGTTTAACCCCTTGAGCTTTTGTGATAGACCCATTACCCATAGCGGCATAGATACCTTGTCTTGCTACTGAGTATTCGTAGATAGTGAATCGAGTCATGAAGTTGTTGAAGTTCTTGTACGCTCTCTTCACCGTGCCATCGTCTGCATGAACAGCGCTCTTAAGAATACCCATAAATGGGTTGTCACTAGCACCGGTAAACATAGACTTTGTGTCGGCAACATCACGAGCTCTACTAATAGCATCCTTGTTGGCATTCATGTAAGCCTCATCATTCTCAGCAATCTTCTTGAAGTCAACCTCTTTACCTGTGATAGCTTTGAACTCATTAGCAAAAGCACCAAACCAAACAGGGCGCATCACCACCTTATCGGGAGTAGAGATGAGCGTGTCAGCTACAACCTCAACCCCGTTCTTGAATTTCTTAAGCGAGTGATTGTAGATGATGTTCGACACATCAGCAACAGCACTCCTAGATACCACCGATCTAACTCCGCTTGCTTGACCTAAGATGGAGGTGTCTATAAGTCGGCCCGTTAATGCATCACCGCTGAATAGTCGATTGGTTTGTTTACTTCTCACGTTGTCCATGATATGAACAGCGTCAGGAGACATAACCACCGAGCTGTACTTAGCACCTGTAACAAATGACGCGTGGTCCGATAGCAGAACAAAGCTCATGTTAGATGCAAGCTCAGCTGTGAACCTCTCTGCGCTAGCAAGAATAGCACGGTACCCCTGCTTAGATATCTCGTTAGCAACAGACTCCCAAAAACTATCGGTGATGAAGTTGTTGGTAAGCACATTGCGGATCGCTTCCTCGAGAGCTTTGTCTATCGCGTTGAGAATCTCTCTCTTCTCACCCTTAAATGTACCCTTATCCTCCATCATCGCGCGGGCCTCTGTAATGGTCTTTCTCGCAGTTCTGATAGCCTCAGTCATGTGGAAGTCTAAGAGTGTAAATTTGGCCCCTCTCTGCGCAGATGCGAAGGCATCGAAGTTAATCGGTGAAACATCACCCGAGCGTTCCTCTAACGTCTTAGCTTTAGAAGACGCTCTTCGTGAGTTGTTGTAAGCGTTAGCATTCTGAATACCGGTAGACCTTTCGTTCGGGTTGTAGTCATGAAGAACAGGAAGGTGAACATAGTTGTTTAGCACAGAGATGTTCTCACCGCGAATGATTGACGCAGTGTATACAGCCTTCTCTGTGAGTCCATCATTTATTTCACGAATGGTTTTGATAGCCTCAAGCTCAGCCTTATTGAAAGACTTGTGCAGCTTGTTCATATCAATCTCTCTAACCGTGTTACCCTTCTTGTCTGTCACGTCTTTGCCGTACTTATCAAGGATATCTTCTAGCAATGCAGCATCTTTCTCTTTGTACTTAGCCTTGTCCTTAGCGATATGTTTAAGGGTAGCTCTGATAAAGCTAGCCGCTGTGTTCACTTTGTCACTACCCGGATTACTGTCGTACTCAAGCTGAAGCATATAAGCCATCATTCTAAATGAAGACTCAAGTGTTTTGTTCGTGCTATACTTGTGTGACTTAGCCACGGCATCGTGAGCCGCATTGAGCTTCTTGTTCACTCTGTTCATCTCAGCATCGAACGCAGCTTGGCTTGATGCCAACATACCAAACACACCATTGAACATCTTGTTGGTCTTAAAGTCGCCGAAGATATGGCCAATGAATGTGAGCGGAGTTCTGCGGATCATCTCAAGAGCAGCGGTAGTTCCCTTGAACGACGCCTTCACCTTGCCCACAAAGTTTGAGAACTTAAGTGGCTTGGCTGTCTCAACTGATGGGACTACATCCTCCTTGGCTCTTTCGATAGAGTTGAGTTTCTCAACCAAGATTTGAGCGTAGCGCGGTGCATACCCGTTGTTGATATTATCAATCAACTTGATTACATTGTTCAACTGATTGACCGACATCTTCATGAGTAGGTCAGACTTAAGAAGGCTAGCCAATCGCTTGGCCAAGTCTCTCTCAAGTCTTGTTGGCAATAACTCAACGCTAATTGTCATAGCCTTGATAGCTCTTACAAGACCCTTCTTCTCTTCTTCTACCTCCTCTTTAGTTGCCTCAGACTTCTCAGCTTGAGGTAGGATTTGATTTTTGTACTTGCGCATAACCTCAGCCTCCTCTTGAGAGATGACATCTGCATCTAACATCTTGGCTATTGTCTTGGCGTACTCTAGCTTGCCATCCTCATCGTACACTCTGTCTTCAAATTCTTCCAATCGAAGAGCAAGTTCGTCAGCTAGGTCAATCTCATCACTAACCGCATTGAGTATCTCATTCACGTCGTTAGTAACGGTGGTTACATTGTCCAACTCAAGAACAGTGTCTGAGCTTCCGAACATATCCACTAACTCAAGATATCTCTCAAGCACCTTGTCAGGGATGAGACTAGGGTTGATCGAGAATAATCTAACCAATGACGGAGCAAGGGCGGTAGACATACCAATTTTCTTCTTGAGGTTTTGAAGGGCGCGAGGTAATTTCTTGCGGGCCTTCTCAATCTTCATGTCGTAGTTAGCATCGTTGAACACCTTGGTCATGTAGTCCGCGAACTTGTCGATAGAGTCCTGACTGAACATGTTCACCTTGGCGAGTCTTGTGATGACGCTAGCCGCTTGCTTATTGGTTATCTTTCCTGCAACGACAAGCTCTTTTATCTGCTTGGCCACTTCCTTGGCGATACTCATCCAAGCAATCTTAGCATCCTTGGCACCACGCGCTAGATCACGGAGCTGCTTCTTGAGCAACTCAACCTCATCCATGGTTATCATCTTGATATCCTTGATGGTATCAAATAGTTTAGCCACTGATGGAGCAGACTTTTCTCTCTTACCGAACTCGGCGCGCACGTTGCGGACCAACTGCTCACGCTGTGAGTCATTAGCTCTCTCGTAAACCGCAGAGTTGGTGACGTAAGCCATCACGTTCTCCATCGACTTATCCCAAGAATTGCCACGTCTCAATGACTTCTCAAGAACCTTGTTAGCCTCATCAACCATACGGGCATAGCCGGGGATTGATGACACATTCTCCTCAAGGTTGCCCGCATCAAGATTGATGCGCTGTGCTTTTATCTTAAATGGATTATAGAATCTACCTTTTGGGTCAACGATATACACACCACGTTGTCTTCCGCTTGGCTCAGCTTTCGATCGCTTAGCTGAGTATCCATACGGACGTAGCTCTTTCTCTAGTTGAAACTCGCTAACTGCAGCAGGAGCAAACCCCTTGATATCCACATTGTAACTCTTGGCGATTCTCTGAATCTCCTCAAACATCCCTGAGCCATCACCTGTTTTTTGATAGTCATAGTCAAAATGTTGCTCATCATACGGAACAACATCTTCCTTTACAAGCTGACCGTTTTCATTCCACTCTCTAGTTTCAGAATAGTTTTGGGGTGTATTATTAAGAACCTCGCTTTTTTTACTTCCGTTGGTATACCAAGTACTCGACTCTTTTACCTTCCCGTAGAATCCTGCACGGCCTGAGCCTTGATACTTAACCTTTTTTCTAACCAATCCGTTTTCATCGGTTATCTTAACAGAGGCTCCTAATGATACATCCATGGACTCATCATACTTAATTTCCTTTTGAGCTTGATTCTGAACAGAGCCATCGTCATTGAATAGTGTAATTGTAATGGTCTTTGTTAGGTCGTCTTCGTTTTCTTCTGTCGATAACTCGGCACTAATGCTTCCGTCGGTATTAAATATCTTGTAGTTTTCTAAGTCTGCGTTTTCAGCAGTTTCAAAACCACCATGGATATCTGTGTTAAAGTCAGATATAGTTCCTTCATCAAACGATATTTTCAATACGTTGTTAGCGCCTCCAAGATTAAAATATGTTTTTGATTTTGGACTAGCATCATCATTCCATTCCTGTTCGTAAACAGCTTTTCCATTCTTGTCGTTTATTTTCTCGAATATTCTGACACCGTCTTCATTCCACTGCTCTTCTTTCCCCGGTGTTATTTTGTATGTTTTTGTATACAGAACATCTCCCGATTCAGACGTGGATCTCACCTTGTACTTTCCGTCCTCAATATTTTCACGAATAGGCACACCATCGAACGGCTCATCTCTTTTATCCCACCATTTTTCTTGATTGGTATCACTAGCTTGAAAGGCGATAATCTTTCCGTTGTCAAAAGCAATTTTCTTTGGTGTCTTATTATAGTTTTCTTCCCACAACTTCCAACCATTTTCTAGGTCATTATCGTTACCTGTTCGAGATATAAGGCACCATCCATTCCAATTCTTACCCCAATGTGTGTCAGCAATTCTTCTAACCGCGGCCTGTCCTTCCTTAGTGTCCTCGACATTGTATACGGTTACGTTGGTTCCGGGTATGGTCACCTTATTGCTAAACTCCTTAACGGTGTCAGGGTCAACAGGTTTTTCCTTTATAGTACCCTTAAACTTCTCCATGATGTCGATAGGGTTTGAGAAAGCAAATGGGTCTACCTTGTTTTTGGTGGCCAACTTCTCTGCTTCAACAATCTTATATCCATCCTCGGGCAACTTCACATTACCTCTACCAATCCAATGGAACGCTAGCTTTTCTAGCTTGGGATTACCCTTGCCGTCTTGAGAGTTCTCTTCGCCGAACTTCTCAACCAAGTCTACAATGCTTTGAGCAGTCCCTTGATTGGCGATATCAGGACGCTCTTTCTCCAAGCGCGCAGCGTATTCAGCTTTCTTCTTGGCTCCTATCTGCTTAGACACTTGAGTTCCTTGAGCTGCAGCTTTAGACTCCTTATCTCTAAAGAATGATGAGATGTCCTGCCCTTTAGCCATGCGCTCAGAGATAGCAACCATAAAGTCAAGTACATCTTCTGCGGTAGCATCTTCTAAGAAGACAGGATAACCGAAAAGTTTTTCAGCAACTTGATTAAACACCGACTTGATATCATCAAGAAGTGCTCTAGTCTTAGGGGTAATATTCTCGCGAGTGATTCCCGACGCGGTAAGCAACCCACCAAGTTGAACGAGCCATTCTTCAGCCTGTTGGTTAGACTTGATGTACTCCTCATTGTTAGCAAATCTATCTAACTCGTCTACAATATTTTGATACCCATTCTTGATGAGTCTTTCTTTTATAGCCTCTCTAAATTCGGCGAAGAGTAGTTCATTAGAGCCAAATGCCTTTAAGAGAATGCCATGCCATACCTCGTGAGGTAGTGTGGTTGGGTTTGAGTTTTGATTGTTTATCAAAATCACCACCGGCTTACCATTCTTAGTGATAATAATTCCGCCCTCATCACCAAGGATACCATCACCAAGTGAAGGGCTGATGCCGTTAGCATAGTCTATCATCTCCTCGGTAGTATCAAACAACACAGACTTGAGGTCGGGGAATACATTAGCAACAGAGCGCATAGTGTTGGCGAATATCTCTGCCTTATTGGTACCCATCTTTGAGCTCATAGACTCAATGATTTTACCTCTCATCTCTTTTGCCTTTAATCCACTTGCCGTGAATTTATATATAGTGCCTTGGCGTTTACCTATAGGTAAACCAAGCACTTTACTTCTTTTTGCAGCCGACTTATCCTCCATTGCTGTGTTTCTAAACTCAGGCGGAACTTGGTCGATTGTGTGAGTGTAAAATGTGTACTGCTCGTCATCCTTAAGGCCATCGAAGAAAGCGTCAGATAACTCGGTCACCGCGTCGTTGACGTGAGCAAATACTTTAGACGCTGTACTTTGTGTGGGGGCAGGTGCGGGAGCGAGTGTTTCTTTTAATGAAGACTCAACCGTATCTATAATTCCGTTCTGCCATTCAGTTCTCTCACTCTCGGGTG